AAAGGATAAAAAGGTTAAAACTAAAGTAGAAGGGGCTACATTTACTAGTGGGTGGGATTGGAAGCTAAATGATATCAAAAAGGTTAAGTCTAAGTACTTACGTCCACAAGTTGAAAACAAGGGTGAAATTAGAAAGGTTGTTACGGAGTATGGCATAGCTGCTGAGAAAATCGTTGGTGGAATTATTGTTACTGAGAAACCCGGGGTGAGGAAGAGTCGTAAGAGTGATAGTAGGCTTAATGAGGTACTGGATAATGTACTAGATTTACCTGGAGCAGATAATGAGTGAAATAAAGCTTATAGACCCTATTAAGGATACGTCTAGTCGTTTAGCGCGTATCGGACATCAGGTAACAGTTACAAAAAAGTTATCGTATGGTACACAATTAAAAACATCAAAGAAACTCTCAGTTACTGTTTTTGATACGGGTAGGTTGCAATTTCAGGGAATAGGCGCACGAGAGGTTGAAACAAAATACTATGAAGAACTACATAGAGTTGGCACAGAAAAAGTAAAGCTTTTACCCCCTGCAAAACCAAAAAAGTGTGTAACCTTTATTAAACGGTCTAAGAAGCCTCATCCTGAGTTTACTGTTCGATGTCCTATTGGTAAAACAGAGGATGGTAAGTGGAAGAACGTACTGAAAATAGAGGCGGCGTTTAATGAGTTAGATAAGGCGCTGGAGTGGGCTAGGATTGGTAGAACAACTGTGGTGATAAAAGCTTATAATGAGACTGGAGTTATAAATTATATGGAATGCCAAGAGCAATTACGTGACACTCTTCTAATGCTGGAGGATAAAAACGATAAATCCCCTATGCTAATCTATAAACGCTCCCCATTAAATACCACCCGATATGGTGAATTCCAAATAGGTATCACTGCTAAAGGCGTTATCGTAAACACCATAGAGGAATGCTTAAATGACTAACATGCCTACACTATGTGGCAGTGCGGGGACGTTACCCGAAAGTTACAGACAGTTTATTAACTCTGAGGGTGAACTGCAAATTGGCGACGCGTTTGGACTGGAGGCGCAATGGGTGATAGGATTACTACAGGAAGAGCAAGAGTGGGATGAGCCTACTGAATATATCAGAAAAGAATCCGTAGGAGTTGGCTGTACTTTATGTGGAGATGAGAGTGCTGATACTGAATATGGCCTATGTAATGAGTGTGCCGATACTCGAGAATATATAACTGAACTAATACCTTTAAGGTGGTACTTATGAATCCCGATGTCAATAAAGTAATGTTCTATCTAGCTCAAGAAATGCGAGAACGTAACATGACTGTTGAAGAAATAGAGAGGAAGATGTCATGAGTGATCATTATCCCATAGGTGATAACCATAAATTTGCTGCAAATATTTCAACTGAAAATAGAGTAAAAATATTATCTCTTCCTGATTGGTTTGATTGTAAAGGTACTATGACAGGAGTACCTTTAGATGCTGTTATATTAGGATGGAGATATAATTTAATTTTAGGGCACTGGTTTGTGTTAATTCATCATAAATCATTTGAAACTGTTGATGAAGGTTCTCGAATTGGAACTATTTGTGTTACTGTGGAAGAAACAACATGACACTCACTGACAGCGCAGTAAAAAAGCTCTCCCCTATAGTTGTAGCTTTAGCTTTCATAGTAGAGCCTATGCTATTTGCAGGGATTTTTATCTGGATAGAGAGTGGTAAACCACCTCAAGAATGGTTTTGGTCTATAATTCCAGGGTGGGCACTAGGAACCACCTCAATACTTTGTCAAGCATTGGTTCTATTCATTACTGTAAGTTACGAAGCAACTCCCAAAGTAAAATTCCTACTCTACTCAATGTGGCTATCGGTCTTCTTTTCACTTTGTACGGTTATCCCTTTATACTTCATAGGGAGCCAACTTGATAAATCATTACCGGAAACCTTAAACTGGATACATGATGAAGGTTGGATTGGAACTACTACTGTACTAATAAATCTATGCGTTGCAATTGTTGTACAGGTGGGGCCGAGTGCCTTACTAATAGCTATTCGCTTAACTGAGGGAAAGAAAACTATAGTTGAAGGGGCCGATAGTGAAATGCCCACTCTACCCCCACCAATACCCCTAAAGGGTGACAGTAAAACTGTTATAGCCGCTCTGGTACAGTACGGGGATAGAGGAATGGTATCTAATGAGGTGTCAGGTGAGACGGGGTTGAGCTCTAGTGTGTGCATTGATGTTGTAGAGGAATTGAGCGAAAAAGGATTAGTTACGAGGACTGAACAGGGGAGATTTACTGTAACGAAGGATGAAGAGTTGAGGTTGAAGTATGGGATACCTATCAGGAAAAGTGACTGGACATAAAGAATTCACCAAAGGAGTTTGAGAAAATGATACATCATATGGAGTCGACGATTTAATTACCAGAATAGAGAATAAGTTTACATTGGAGTTAGGTGTAGTTACTGCATTAAAAGGATATGTACAAGAGGAATCTCTTAACACTCCTTTTCTAAAGCTAAGGTATCCTCTATCTAAAGAAGTAGGCCTATTTGTAACCGGTGACATGGCATTTATTGTTTCTATTGCTAATGTCTGGCCGGATAAAGCTCTCACTGAGGCAATATCATGAGTAATCCAACTTCAGCTAGCAAGGCAACGAATAGATTCAATGAATTAATGGCTAAAAACTCCATTGGAACTGGAACCTGTTCTAAATGTCAGTTTGATGACTGTTTATTATTCAAGACACCTAAAGGATTATTATGTCTAGAATGTACAGCTAAACTTGAGGAGGGGGCTAAATTTAAAGAAGATGGAACTGCTTTTACTTGTTTAGTGGATGGTGACGTTGCCGAGTTCATTATAGAGAAATCAGGTACACAGCCTGGAACTCCATATGGATCTGAGGAGCATTGGGCAGAAGGGGTATTAAAATGTCCTACATGCGGAGCTGAACAGGACTATTCAGTTTCTACTTAGAAATAAATCCTATGACCACCCCATCACAATTCGGCCTCCCTTCCAAATTCGAAACGTTTCGTGTATACCCCAGTGGTAGCACCCAATGGAATACTGTTGAGCAAATAGTACTATCCACATCACGCTTTATAAAGCTTCGCGCCGGTACAGGCACTGGTAAATCCTTAATATACACTTTAGCAGCTATATTAGAAGAACGTAGGGCTTTAATCTTAACCCCTACAAAAGGTTTACAGGATCAACTATACGGTGATTTTAGTTCAATCGGCCTCACTGATCTAAAAGGAATGTCTAATTACCCCTGTAAAGCGCTGCAACCTTATGGGGAATTCTACACAGGTACCCTTGGCAATTGTAACATCGGCCCGTGTTTATTTGGTTCTGACTGTACAGTGAAAAACCAATGTGATTACTTCGGTATTGGTGGCGCCCTTGAAAAGGTAAAGAATGCTAAACTAGTCCAAATGAATTATCATAAATGGATGTCATCTGCTAACTGGAGTATGTTTAATCCTTTTGATATTTTGATATGTGACGAAGTTCACCAAGCAATGGGGATTTTACACGGGTTTTGCACTGTAATACTAAACGCTGACTGGTTGAAAAATGAATTACATATGGGTCTACCTCCTGAAGGGGATAATGTAGATTGGTGTAAGACTTCTATCTCAAAAACTAAGATACTACTAGATACTAATAATGATTATCAAGAGAAACTTAAACTTAGTAAATTCATTGCTTCGATAAATAGATTACAGACTGAGGGCGTAAAGTGGATTAGAAAATCTACAAAAGAAGGAATTACCTTATCCCCAGTCTGGGTTAACAAATTCGCTGAAAGGTTACTCTATAGAGGTATTCCAAAGATAGTATTAGTCTCAGCTACAGTAGACGATAAGACTTTACGGTATATTGGGGTAAGAAAATGTGATGAGGTAATCGTAGAACCTATTTTTCCATCTGAAAGGCACCCTGTTATACACTTTGCAAAAAGTGGACCGATGAGTCCTGTAAGTGTTAAAAGAAAAGAGGACATGGGGGAGGGAAATATAACTAAATGGGTTGATCAAATGGATAAGGTTATAGACACTCGACTCATGGTGAAGATTGCTATCCTTACTGTATCGTACGATTGGCAGAAAGAGATAATTCAACGTAGTAGGTATAGCCAGTTTATGATATATCATAATAGAGATACTACAAAAAACGCACTAAAGGAATTCCGAACAGTGTCTGCACCGTCTATACTGGTATCGCCTGTAGTTGGCGAGGGAACGGATTTTATCTACGATCAGGCTAGGTGCTTGTTTATAGCTAAGATGCCGTTTTTCTGGATAGGGGATCCATTAGTAGCTGCAAGGTTAAAGGACGACCCGATGTATCATGACTTTGTGGTAGGGAGAACACTTATACAGAATTTTGGTCGTGATATGCGGGCGAGTGATGACTATGGTGAGGTGTTTATATTCGATGGGAATTGGCAATGGTTTAAAAAGAGGGTGAATTGGATTGAAGAAGTGAGTGAGCTGTTTAAGGAATGTAGGGATATTGAGGATTATAAAGGGCCGGTGCCGTGAACTGGTTTAGAAGTGGAATTATTTACGTATGTAAGGTTAATAGACGCGGAACTAGGTTAAGAGGTTGGGATACTAGACGTAGTAGTTTTAAGAGATCTTCATCGAAGTCTAAAGTAGCGCTATTTGGAGTTGTGATACAATCAGTTGATGAGTCAAATAGACGTCTTGAACGTAAAAATCGTAGAAGATAGATGTCCTTATATAATAACCCCACAGTCACCGAAACGTTCGGCGATTAGTACCCCAATTACTTCTTGGAGAAAGTGAACATGTCTGAAGAACCTGTAGAAAACCTACTAGATGGGCTCGATTTTTCTTCCCTACGTCAAATGGGGAGTACTGAGGATGATATTGGCTTGGATACGATTGAGTCAATTACTGCAACAATGTCGTTTAAGACTGGACCTCTTTTTGACGATGAAAGTCCACTTAAAAGCCGCTGTACGGTATTTGTGACCTATACCCCTGATGAGGACTCTGAAGAGGACGTCTATACTCATAGATATAAGGTGGGACTCCTATACCATCCTGAGAATAGAATCAAAGGGGGTAGGAATGAAGGGGAGATCCCTCATCAATATCTTCCTGGTACGGGGGAATCTAATGGCGATGGTTTTCCTGTTCCATGTAACTACTTCTCTGAGAGTGTGGATGATCACTTTGGTGTGTCTATCATCGCTGCGCGAGGATCGGTTGAATCTGATCCTAAATTCTCAGCAAAAAGTGGGTGGGCTGGTTTATTGAAAAGTCTGGCGAGTAGTGGGGTTAAGACAGAATTATTCCCAGAAGATCTCTCGGCTTTGGATGGTAGATTTAATGTAAAGGCTAGCCGGAAGCCAAAGGAGTTCAAAAACGATAAGGGGGAGATGCAGGAATACTCTGTTTTTACTGTTGATGAAGTCATCAGTGATACTCCCCCTGGCGCTAAAAAGTCCATCGGTACCAGTGACATTTCCGAAAGTGAACTTGACGCGTTTAAGGTCTACGTTCATACCGCAATCACCGACAGTGAGAAAAAGGACGACGTTGGTAGATCCCTGAAGACTACCCTTACTGTGGCTTTGATGCGGGCCTACCCTGGTGGTTCGTCATCTAAGTACGTTGCAGCTCTTGCTAATGAAGCCATAATGGCTAGTATCGGAGTTGAAATCGTTGCTAACCGCTACGGTATTAAGGAGGAGTAACACGAAGTCATCCTTTAACCTTGATTTGATAGAACGCTAAGGGGGTGGCCTTCGCCCCCGTACTTAATACTTATACACCCCTCATGAAACTAACTCTACTATCAAAAGAATTCCCTGATTTACTACCCATGACAGATAGGTCTATTGGATTTCATATATCTGACGTGATACACCAACTTTCAATTGAAAATAATAGATATCAGCCAATGGATAAACCGAATAGAATGTTATGGGAGGTTGGTAATGCTTTTGAGTATGCAATGAAGGCCCGATTACAGGAGGATCAACCTTTACGATATGACACCCCAAAAGAAATAGAAAGAGATGGTATATATGGCACAATGGATCTATTTGATTATATTGACTGGGCAGTAGAGGAGATGAAGTATCCGCAGAAATCAGCTTGGGGTATTGATGGAGTGAGTGAGAACGGAAGTTATTGGATAAACGAAGATATACTGTGGGGATATTGGTGTCAGCTGATGTGTTACTGTTACATGGTGAATAGTAATATAGGTAGGTTGCACGTTGCGTTTGGTAAAGGTGATACGTCAGGTAGTGAATTTGAATTGGTATCTTATAGATACTGGGAAAAAATATGGACGGATAGTGAGTTACGAGCTAATTGGACCATGGTCATGATGAAGGCGTTAGTAATGGAACAGCAGGGGTTTCTAGATGAAAAATATAAAGGTATTAAGGTGGAGAAAAAACCTAGAATAGGCAGTTTAGAAAGTGGAGAGGAAAAACAGAATCAAAGGTTACTGTTTATGATCGAGAAAGTAAATAAGGATTACAAAGGTGAAGTACCGGAAGAATTAGTTAAAACTGTAATGGAAGGATTAACAATGAATGAAAAGGAAAACCATGCTTGAGTTTGAACTACCGACTGAAGAAGAGATTTATCACGAGATAAAAACATGTGATGATTTTTTTGGAGTAAGTTTAAATGATTTACTTCCGTTTTTATCCTTTACCTTAGCTAGAGAATTTCTGAAACCTGAAGTAATAGCTGTTGAATGGGATGAAGATAGACCCCCTTTAGATAGAAAAGCAATAATTGATAAAATACTTGACTACTTACCCTTCGCATTTAAAAAAGCAGAGAGTGAAAGAGGGCTATCTACTATGAGAAGTGTTTCACACCTAAAGGCTTGGTTGTTTCTATTAGGTGATACTGAAGCTGTAGAATTTGCCAGTTCAAATAGAAACTATGAACCTTACGGGTTGCCTATACTTGAATACGTAAATCATCGTTATTGTAAACCTTTAACTCAGGAGACCTATCATGACAAACACCACAACAGCACCCACCATTACAGCAAAACCTAGCAGTAGTCTTAAGTGGACACCTGTCAAAGCAGAACTAACTCGTAGGTGCGTATCTACTTTAATTTGGGGACCGGAGGGTTCCTGGAAAACATCAATAGCTTTAACCTGGCCAGGACCTATTTTCTATATGTCAGGATCAGAAAATGATTCTGGAAAAGTAGAACGCTATGCAGGTGAAAAAGAAATAATTAAGTGGAATTTTCGATTAGCTGTAGATTCTATAGAGGATCTACAAAATAATAAAAAAATGGGTGAGGAGATGGAGATAGAGTTTCATACTAGATTCAGAGATGCTCTATGCGGAGAGGATGGGAAACAAGGGTGGGCAAGAACTATTATAGTTGACTCATTAAATACATTTAAACAGTTACAACGTCAGAGAGATTTTGGTAGCTTATTGGCGCTAAATAAAAAGAGGCAGTACGGGTATGGGGAATTGAATAATAGGTTTGAACAGCTCCATATATTGTATAAACAGATGGCTGATATATCTAATAGTACTTATCTAGTATATATTGGCCGTGCATCGGATGAGTATAAGCCTAAGAAACTTGCTCCAGGAGAAAAATCAGATGGATTTGATGTGAAGACTGGTAAAATAATTTATGACGTGTATAGCGGATCAAAATTTGATACTGAAATCATTCTACGATCCAATTTTGATAAGGAAACCCATATACCATCTGTTACAGTTGAAAAACCTTACCTAAATGCCTACACTACAGGCACCGTCCTATCAGGTGATCAGTGTTGCTTTGAATCTATTATTAAAAATCAAATGGATATGACAGAAGGGACTAGAGAGAAATTGATGAATGAGGCTAGTAGACTTTTAGGTGAAGAAAAAGTAGAAGAAGCTGAGAAGTTAATTGAAAAGGCTCAAGCACTGGAATTTGATATTTCAAGGTGGTTGTGATGAACATATTCGAGATATTCGTCCTATCTAGGGACATTCTAATAGCTAGCGGGTGTGCTAATGAAGTGACACTTAAGGAACTAGAACGTCTAGATAGACTAGCTTGGGAGATAGTGGTTAAACCAATTCGGCAAATGATGGAGGAGCTATCATGAACCCTTTATTTTGGATACTTTGGAAAGTGTTTAGGTGTACGTTTGTGAGGTATCAGATAATAATAAATACCTGGAATACGGGTATCCTATATGAAACCCCAGAAAGACAACAGAAAATACTTATAGGGATAGGAAGCTACTGGACTGAGGAGTGTCAGCCTATTGAAGTAATCGCCCAGGGTAGATTAAAACTAAAGGTTAGCAAATGACCATCCACATAGACCCTCGTAAAGGTTCCGGCGCTCCTGGTGATATCATCTCCTATCAACCTTTAGCTAGTCTCGCTACCCTCACTCGGCTCAACTCTGCTGATATATACTTCAGTGGTAACGGTCCTGATGGTAAACTCAACTTTGGGATTGAACTAAAAACTATCACCTCCGGTGACCTATTCTCCAGTATAGAGGATAAACGATTACAAACCACTCAAGTTCCAAATATGTTAAACGATTATAATCATTGCTGGTTATTAACAGTAGGGACATTCCGACCAAGTGAACACCTCACAATTGAAATACTAGAAAATAGTCAATGGGTCCCGTATGAAAAAGTAGACAGCGATGGGGATAGATACCCTAGCTCTATGAAGTATGGGTTTATTATATCTCGCATTGCTGATATACAGTATTCGGGAGTGCATTATTACAATGTCCCTGATCTAGCCACCGCTGCTGTGTGGGTTGTATATCAGTATCGACTATTCAATAAACCCTGGGTGAAACGCCGTGGAATGTATGGGTTTGATACCTCTAGACGATTGCCGTTAATACCTGAATTTCGACATGAGAATAGTAAGTATAATAAAGCTTTTAAACAGCGGGCCGAAATGGCATTTGCTATAGAAGGAATTGGTGAAGTGAAAGCGATGGCTATGGCGGAGTATTTTGGTTCAGTTAGACATATCGGTAACGCTACTATAGAAGAACTTAAAGCTATAGGGTTCAGCAATAAGTTTTCTGTAATGTTACAGAGAAGGCTTAGAGGAGAAATGGAATGAAGAAGATTTCTTATGAGGAACTAGATACTGTACTAGGTACAGGTAACTATCGCCACCTTAGTACTGTATTGAAGAAACCCAATGGTAAACCTTGGGTTAGGATTCATTTATCTAAAGTACTACGAGGCGAGACTAGATTTAGTGTGGATTTAATAGATGAGTTAATAAGACACACCAGAGCAACCTATGAGGATATAAAAGGTTATATTCAATGGGTGAAGGGAGGTAAAGATGAAGGGTCTATATAGAAAGTTTAATGTTGAAAGAACAAGATGGACAGAGTAAGTCTGGAGAAAAGCATGTTGTACTTACTTAGTAATAGATCTTGATCATGATAAGCATGCAACTATCATAACACTTCTATATGCTGCACTTATTGAGAAGTCCAATCCACTTTTTTGCTTCAAACCTTCGTAATCGTGTAGGACATATGGGGAAATCTAATGAGGATACTTAATGCATTTGATTCAATAACTGATGAGTGTAGGTCTATCTATACTTGGAAGGATTACATTACAACTGTGACGGTAGGGTGGGGATTAGGGGGTATATTGTTTATATGGTGGATAGTTGGAATAGTAGCTAGCACTGAATTATCGTCATTAAGTAATAATTTAGGATAGTCTCATGTTAACCTTATACCCAATCAAAACCCCTGTAACCTGTGACGAAGTAAAAATGATTATCATGGTCATACGAATAGGTGACGGTAATGTAATAGATTATTACTGTGAATGGTGGGACGAGAAAGCTAGATGTCTAGATTGGTTTCCAGAGTGGAGACTTGAAAGTGAAAAGACTGAGAGTTTCCAAATAGGATTCCATAATAATGGATTACCACCAAAAGACCATCCTATGTTTTCACAGGGTGATGCAAGTTGTGGATTCTGTAACGGTCCAATGCCTTGCAATTGTAAAGATGATAGGAACGAATCTAGAATAAACCTTGATATAGAAAATGACTCTGAAAGTCGAGACAGTGTCGATCTTGCCTTAGGTGGACCTACCTAACCTTAGTCTAGCTACTCTAGTCGCTCTAGATTCAACAATCTGAATCCATTTGGTTGAATTTATCCAGAATTTTGAATCGAGATGAGGTTAGGTAAAGCTACAGGGACATAAGTATCATGGTTTATCTAACTTTATGCTACGAATTTGCTCAATCTAGGTGGTGGCACCCTCGTAGACAACCTGGCATGAGCCTTGCTATATAGGTGAGTGTCCGGTAAGCAAATCGGGCGAAGTAAACAAAGGACACACACCATGACATGCTCACACTCAACCTGTACTCTTCCAGCTTGGACCGATAGCGATAGCGGCCTTTGCATGACGCATATCGTTGAGGCAAGAATAGAACGGGAAGGTAGTACTCTGAGATCTCAAAACAACAAACATACCTCAGAGATGAGCGCTCATAGACGGACTATCTCTAAGGTTGGCCGACGCGAATTGAACTAAACAAGTGTCCGGTTGGCAAGTTAGCTAGACGGGCGACACGATAAAGGAAACCTACAGACTCAACACTCTTTTGTTAAAGGATTAACATCATGACCAACACACTAGCAGCACACTTGTACAACCAGATCAGTCGACGCAACGCCAGCCACTCTAGCTGGACACCTGAGCACACACAAACGATCCGTGGACACGCTAGAGAAGCCCTCACGGCCGCTCTAGACCTCCTCCCGCACGGCAGCGGGATTGATAACCCCTGGACTGTGGACATGTTCGATACATATGCCGGAGCAAATGGAGAACCCAACGTTGGAGCGCTGAAAATCCGGTTCGGGTATCACCCCATGGACGAGAGTGGATATCTTAGTTGGCGTAGCTACACCATGACGGCTTGCCCGGGTTGGGGTGGTATTGAAGTCCACATAGAGGACATCACAGACGATGTTAACATTGATGACCTTGACGATACGGTGGACTACCTCACAGAACTCTTCCAGCACGCACTATCTCAGGAAGTCACTTGGATCTACAATGACATCGATAAGCACACTGTAACCGCTACTGAACAAGGATGGAATTAACGTCATGATTTACGATGAGACTTGCAACCGTTACCGTAACCCTCTCACCGGTCGTTTCGTATCGTTCAAATCTGCACAAACTGAACAACGCGTTCACAAGGACTTCTATCTAAATCTTTACAAGGAAATCGAACTCCTTGCTATGGTCAATACGTACCGAGCGCTGTACCATGTTAGTCTCAGTGAAGCCTATCGGGCTGTTATGAATGGAAATCGAAGGACGAGGGGTTAAGTACAATGCCAATTAACACGGTACCAATCAAAGCGGTTACTCTTGAATCTCCGGACTCATGCTTCAGAGTCGTCTGTCAAGATGCACACGGTGATGTTGTAGTTACAGTCTACGATGATTCTATTGAAGTGACAATTCGAGTATGGGAAGACAAGGATAGCTCACAATGGGAAGAGAAAACGGTTTCAATACCACGAGAGGACCTAGGAATGTCACAACACATAGGATACAAACCTTGCGACTGTCGCGACTGTATGGAGATAGCTGTTGGTCCCTACTGTCTTGAATGCGAGGAAGCGGGTTGTCCAGACTTCCAAGGAGTAGAGGGTATGTCTCAAGAGTGTCAATGTAAGAGTGCTTACGATCAAGAGGAAATCGATAGTGGTATCGACCTCGCCCTCTACGACACCTTACAGCGTCAACGTGGTAATCTGATCTGGTACTGGACGGATGAAGGACGGGCCGTTTTTTCGACTGAGCGACCACATGGTAGAGCTGCCTTAAACGTGGAAAACATGGATGGAGAAAAGTTCTCCATTGAAACAGCCAAACTTGAGATCGTAGATTCGGAAGGGTAGAAATCATGATGAATGAAGAAGTCAAGATCCTCGAAGATGATGAGATCCCCGATGCATGTCATAATTATACAATCTGGATAAAGGGTTCAAAGACTTGGGAGGAGTCTGGGAGAGTGAATGCTACCTTCTACGCAAAAAACCATGTAAAAGCTACAAAGAAAGCTGCTGACTGGATGAAGGAAAACTTACCAGATGAACAATACTCTGTAAGAAGACGATATAACGATAACTTCAGACATGACTAGGTCCGGAAGGATAAGCTGATGCCACTCTGTTACAAAGATCAAACGTTTTGCGAAGCCAAATGTAGCAAGACCAGATGTCTACGGCACCAATCGAATATCAATCAAGCTCAGGCTGATTTGTTAGGGTTAGGTGTAGCTACTGCGAACTTTTCCAAGGACTGTCCTGAGTACGTTCCGGTAGTACCAACCGAATCTGAACCAATGTTTGCATCTGGTAGAATGACGTACAAAGAAATGTTTGATGAACTTGAGAGGGGAGAGTCATGACTCATAAAATGAAAACCAAAACAAATCAATGGTGGAAACGTTGGTACAGTGGAGCCTATGACAAGACTGAAATAGTAGAACGGGAATGGCTACTTCGTCTTATCACATATCGCGACAAGGATGTAAATGGAAAGGACTACTTCTCAGAGGATGTACAACAGTTACAAAAATCGAGGCTTGATCGACGTGGGCCTTTTACACGCTCAGCTGAAGATGCTCTACGTGTAACATTTGAAGATCTTCGTATCATAAACCACCATCTAAGGGAAAAAATCAGGTCCCAGATAGTAGGAAGGGAAGAGTCATGAGAACCTATTCCGATACTTCCCCTGATTCTGGTACCGTTGTAGAAATCAAAATCAACGGTAGACTTTTTTATGCCACAAAGCGCACGGATGGAAAATGGGACATGGATGACATAAAAGAAAGCTGTAACTACCACACTGGTTCTCTAGCAGATGGAATTCTAGCAGCTGCATTTGAGACTACCTGTTACGATGAACTTGATACATAAAGGATCTATCTAATGACAGCCTTCACAATCTCCACCCATGCCATTCCCAGAATCGAAAAGCGTCTAACCGTCCTCTCTAAACGTGCTGTTAAGCTAAACCTTTCCCCTCTAACGTGGACACTTTCTAATCAGCGACAAGAGCAACGGTTTACTCAAGTTGAAGGCGAATCCTTTGCTTGTGGGTTCGATGAAAGTACCGCCCCACAATGGCTCGACCTCGTTGACATAGAAATCACTGGTGAATCTCCTATCATGCCAGGCGGTTGGTGGTTCATCACTGCCATTGAAGCCGTTGACGATGGAGTTAATCTAATCTTATCAGTTCCAGGTGTCGATGATATCGACGTCGACGAGTATAAAGCTATCAGTATGACACGTTGTGATCATTGTCATGTAAAGCACAATCGTAAAGCGGTCTATGTGGTGCGTGATTCTAACGGCGATGAGTCCGTAGTGGGTAAGTCCTGCCTGAAAGACTTCACCGGGCATATGTCACCTGAAAGCATTGTCATGTGGGCGACAATGTGGCGTGAGATTGAAGACATGGCTGAGGATAAAGAATACAATGGTAGCCATGGTCCTGATCTAATCGATACCTTTAAGTACGTGACTCATGTTGCGGCGTGCGTACGGGTTGACGGATGGTTAAGTAAATCACAGGCTGAAGAAATGAATTGTAACAGTACAGCAAGCGACGCTATCGTGACTGGGTTCATGAGTTGCAAAACTCAAGACATGAAAGATTTTAGTGAAGCTCGACAACCCATAGCTGAGGATATCAATACCGCACGGGAAGCTATCGCATACGCTCAGGCAATGGATACCTTAAACGGTGGGGGAGATTTTCTCCATAACGTACAAGTGCTTTCTAATACTAAATGTTTCGATATCAAACGCACTGGACTAGTGGCGTGTATCACCCTTGTCTACAACAAAGAAATCAACCGAAGGAAAAAGATTGAATCAAGTACCAGCGAGTATCTTGGAAAGGTAAAGGATAAAATTACAGTTCAAGCAACGTTTGAGGGAATGGCACTCTTTGATGGCTACTATGGGGCGGTCTACATCTGCCAATTTGATTCTAATGGTAGTAAAATTGTATGGTGGGCTTCTAAGTCGCCTGAGCTTACTCCAGGAGTTGAGGTTGAGTTAACAGGTAGAGTGAAGAAACATGATGAGTTTAAAAATGAGAAGCAAACGACGGTTACACACTGTAAAGTAAAGGAGCTGAATCAATGAGCCTTCAAGATTTGTTTCAAGATTTGGGTGAGACTTTTTTAACATGGTGTGATGACTGTGGAAATGATCGTGATGACGTTGGACGGATGAGAGAATGTCCACATTGTGGAGACAGTATGTGTCAAGAGTGCTATAAGAAACATATTAAATGGTGCCTAGAAGAAGAGGAAAAATGGCGCCTAGAAGAAAAGGACTAGATATGAACACCCAAAAACGTCGCCGCTTAATTCATACCCTACTCTCACAAGTCGATGGTCTATCCCACCGAGCCGCTTTCAATCATGTCAGACGTGTTAATTATTTCTCAATAGCTCATGATCTTGATGCTGTAGGGGAAGTAGTACAGAGGAAACCTTTCAAAATGTGGCAGTTGAGAACTACTCCGAAATGTCAATCGAAGGATCATCGTGCTACTAGTCCAAGAGTACACCTGAAAATGGAAACGAGAAGGAGCTAACAATGAAGAAGTCACTTTCAAAAAGGGTAATCGATTTCCTCAAAATTCGCTGGATTGCTATCACTGACAGTATCTGGACAGATGATGCAGAGCTAGGATTGAAAATCGGTCCCATTGTCCTAGCCTACTATAAATGGGCGGATCCTACTGTTCTATGGAGACCTCAGTACAGAGAAATGGAAAAGAGAGAGTTCGGTGAGGCAATTCATACTCAATTAGTATATAAAAGGAAAAAATCAAAGTGAATTATGATTACCTTTTAATGGCAACGCCTTACCAAGCCCTTACCCGTCGTCTACCTCAAGTGCTCACTATAGGTACCATCATTCCAGTAATTGAACAGTTAGAGAACGCCTTACCTACCACTATAGGCGCATGGGTGGAGGTTACCACTAACGGCCCCGTAACCGGTCGAGATACGAAAGGACCACAGGATAAGCCTACAGCATTGTACTTCTCTGGACGTGAAGCTAGGGAAGGGAAATTGGACAATGAACTTTGGAGTGAAAGCAAATGATCAATAAAGTGAAACATAGTCTCTCTTCCGATGAGTGGCTTCATGTACGTGAAGCGGGAAGAGAAGCATATCAAGAAAGTAAGCGTACCCAAGATTCAGAGGAAGTAGCTGTACATGCGGCGGACCTAGCTAGGGAGGAATGCCTTGCGTATATTCAATTAACGGGTGAAGCAAATGATCAATAAAGTGAAACATGGCTTAGACCCACATAGCCAAACCATTACAGAAAAGACTGACTGGCCACCTGGGGTATTCCTTACTGAGGAGTCCGCTTTACAGTGTATAGGAGAACAATTTCGAGATACAAGGGATAGACTTTCAGTTAATCCCGTAACCTTTACGGTTAATGCCTGGACTATAAAGTTATGGGTAGTGACTGATGGTATATGGAGTAAGTTATGATGGAACTTAGAATGTTAAAGCTGATTCTCTTAGAGCAAGCTGTACGGCTTAGCAATAATATTCTAACTGAAGCACTCGGAAATTTTTCATCTGCACTATCGAAACGTGAGATGAAACTAGCCACATGTGCAAGTGAGTCTCTGTCTAATCTAGCACGTAACCTGCTAGCCTATAGGAATCCATGAAATGAAACCCATGAAAGGCTGTTCAAGCTGTAGCCCCTCAATCATCAATGGTCACTTTTGCCATGAGCAAGGCTGTCCTGATAGTTGGATGGATGAGAATGGGGTAGATTATCCTATTGAGTGTAAGGAATGTGGAAGGGAATTCTATCCTCATTTGAAATATGTCAAGTTTTGTAGCTCACTGTGTGAGAATATCTATCAAGGATATGAAGATGAGCTAACCTTTACACTAGAGTTAAATGATGAATACTGAAACCTACTTTCTGATATGTGATCCAAAGTCTGGTCTAGTGATACGTCGAGCCCGCCAACCCGCCAACATTACTGAGTCACACTTAGTATCTCTTCATGTAGACAAAAGGTTATGGAAATCTTACCGGGCGGGTGAACCCGTAAACTGGACGGAGCTACCGCTAGTTGCTCAGGACTTATGGAATCGACGTAGACGCTAGCTGCTATCGGCGGCGGACGAGCCGAGTACCAGACCTGGTCAGCCAAAACTATCACTATCCAGAATTCTGAATCCAAAATCTTGAATACATCCAACTTCTTGAATGTAGGTAAATACATATCAGCATCAGATCTATGGGGTAGAGTACATATATGCCCCATATTTACTCAATCCATGCTGTAGTACCCTCATAGATTGTCTGGCATGGGCCTTGCAGTGTAGTAGGATGTCTGGCAAGTAAGCTAGACAGAAGACAAGAGAACGAGACAATGACAACATACGAAGCATACGTTACCGGTTACAACTTCCTCCCTGAATTGTCTGCTTTCCTGAAGAATCAAACAATCAAGGCGCGAATCCAAACTCTACTAGGCGAGGATGATATCCTCCCTATCAACAATGTTCAAGCCGCCGAGGAGGTCCTTGAATCCGGTAAGGGTCTAGAGGCTTATGAGTTGGCACGGAGTCTCTATAATGCTTAAAATGACCTACCTACAAGCCAAGACCTCCCTACTCGCCCAACTCGACGCTCATGAAGACTGGACAGTCACAACCCGCAATCGTAGCAACTTCAAGCCCCTCAAGGTTCCATATGTGACGCGTGACTACGATGACTGCCGGGTGTGGTTCAAATCTCAGAGTGTCTACCTGGGTTGGACTAACAACTTGAACGACGCCAGAAGCATACACATTGAAGACCTCAGAGTCGCGACACTGGCCGACGTGCTAGAGTCGGTCGACTATTACGTGAGTCTGGACTAGAGGAGAGTACACCATGAACCATGTACACCAGCAGCAAGCAAAAACAAGGACAAATGGTTAGAGTTAGTTAAACCTGAAGATATCATGCAACCCCCTGACCTCAACTTCGTCCCAACCCCCCCTTGCTTCATCCAGCCCATGGGTGGCTACCGCTCAACCCTAACCGGCCGTTTCCTCTCACGGGCCTATGTGGATTACCAACTTACCCTGTGGTGGACGCAAGAGCTACAAAGAGCCTGGACGCGTCAAGTCCAGCTTGCAGCTCTCATGCTTCAAGCAACGACTCAGACGACGGTAGCGACGCAACGTCGAGTGAGACAGGAGCGTCATATCGTGGTAGACTCAGATAGACCTATTCGACGTAAGCCCAGCAAGCGGGAACTAGAGGACAAGCGACGTCAGAAATTGTGGAATCAGTCAAGGAGTTACTCATGAATAGCACTCTAAGTAATGAAACCCCTCTATCAGTCGACTTCGATGATGAGATCAAAGATGAACTAGCAGAGTGGATAGATGGACCGGATGAAGATGGAGTTAATAAGCCCTCACGTAGCATCCTGTGGATCGACTACCAACCCAGTGAAGATCTTGAAGCACGACATGAGTACAACGAAGCGACTAGGGGATATTAAAAATGAGTTATGAAAATAATTCACACATTCCGGATTACTTTGAATCTTGTAAAACCATAACACAAGTAAATACCTTCATCTATGGTGTCTGTAAGCAAGTAAAGTTCAAACCTGGCTGGACTGATGATAAGCAAGACGCTGTTCACATTGGCTATAGTTCTGATACTGAAACCTTTACCGTGTCCGTTTGGAATGGTGGTGACTCCACCAAAATCAGAGAAGCGATTCGGGATTTCTACAACCTACACGAGGAGAGAGTGTCATAAGTGGATTCACCCCCCTGTTTGCAGCTGTGGTGAGGACCATACATATACTGGAGGAAACCCATGCAAGACACAACCTTGACACGTCGAGCTATCCACCCCAACGACACCCATAACGGTGAAAGCTCAGGAGCCTCACACCTAACCCCCAGCAAGGATCCGTTCAAGCTAGGCCTTCCAACCTTACCTGAACTGCAAATGGAAGCCCGAATCCTTGACCATATGGAATTCCTAGCTAGTATAGGAGTTGAGAAAATCGACCGTCGTAAGCTAGCCGAAATGGCGATTGAGAAAGCTGACGCGTTCGTGGCTATATTCAAACCTCGTAAGGAGTAATGACATGTCGATACATCGTAGTAGGATGAAACAGTGGGCTCAATCCATTAACCCTGATGTAACAGAAAGGGATATTGATTGGTTGGTGGAATGTCTACCTGAATCAAGTTCCTTTTCTAATACACTTGACAGGGAAATACAACAAGCAAACCAGGTTGCTATCGATCAGGGTACATTCAAAATGTTTCGACTGAACTCTAATGGAACTAAAACAGACATAGCCGAGGAGTAACCAACGAAAATCACTCTGATAGCTCTAGTCCTCCATGCATGGGGCTGGCCTGGACTTGGTATCTATGCCATTGTCGTCCTAATAGTTCACTTTCTCGAATGTAAATACCTTTAAAGGAGTTCCTATCATGGCGTTTCAATCTCTTCCTCGGACTCGTAGGTCAGTACAGTATCTCCTCACTAAAGTTCAGATCTCCAATTGCAAATCAACTCCTCACGTGTTTAGGTTCACAAGTAAAGTTCTTCTAGACCATAGTAAACATTTATTTCCTGGAGCTGAGATTACAATAGATATTGATATCGATAGGTCGCAGGTAGCTTTCCGTAAGGCGAAAAATAGTGAACCCTCTTGGAGAATCTCTAAACCAAAGAAAAGTAATAGTACATTTAGCTCTAAAAATCTCTATGAGTTGATAGGACTTGGTACATGGGAAATTATTAAAATTCGAGTTGGTAATAAATACTATCCGGGATTCTATTACGGGCGGATTAAAGGGAAATGAACTTATCTAATGATCCAAGGGCCGTATATAACCGACTTCGATTAGAAGTTCCTCAGCCAATAAGAGAAGACGCTCTACGAAGGAGTCGTATACAGACCGATCCAACTGAAGAGAATATCAACTCTGTTTCTGAGATGTACGAGATTGTCTTACTTAAAAAACCAGGTAATCTATTGCATCAGCGTCTTGAGCAAGCTTTTCTAAACCTAAAGAGGTAAATTCATGAACCAAGTCCACCTATCTACTCTCCCGCCGGGTATCGACTTCATCTATCATCATCCTAACGGTAATGATATTGAGTGTCGTTCAGTTGGTAAGGGTAGCTATGAGTATTTTGACAATGGACTAGGCCAAATGGAAACGCTGTATAGTCCCACCATGCTTTGTGATATAACCAATTCCGATCTAACACTAATGCAAAGTGAACAAAGGCTTAGTAAACATTTGCGACATAGGTTGCATGTTGAGACTGGGGAGTAAGTCATGGAAAATGTAAAAGATTCTAAAGATAAAGTAATTCGAGTGATACAGGATGGCTACCATCAACCTACGTGGAGAAACCTACAAGGATTATTGTGGTGAGAGTGATCTAGAGGTAACAGACTGTGATTGTGAGAAGTGCTTCAAATTAAGATCACAAGCTTATGCAAAGGATAATCAATGAAAACCACTAAAACCTTCAACCCTTCAATTGAGCAAACCATTCCCAACTTTTTCCCTGACATTAAACAACGCAAGCTTGCCTATACCATACTCAAGGTTCTCAACATCATCCCCAATCGTAAACTAATATTTGAAAAGGAACCCAACTGTAGAGGTAAATGTCCTGTCAGATTATACCTTATCAAAGATCTCAAAAAGGTACAATCACACCTTACCCAAAGCCAAACCATTACTCAAATCCCAAAAGGCTACACCGATGTTCATACACTAGAACGAAAGTACGACCTACCTAATAGAACTATCTACCTGATATTCAAAACGGTTGGACTTGAATCAAATCAAATGTATAAACCTGAAGGACTAGGTACAGGGAGGAAACTGTTTAAGGTTAAGGATACAGAGTATGTAATGAAGTGGATTGTGAAGTCACGGGAACGATTCAGTGATCGAATATCCAACAGAGAGAGCTAGTTGAATTTGGCACGATTCTTGCAGGCTACCCTCTAACCTTACCCAACTCAACTCTACCAACCCTCGATCCAAATTCCTGGATTCAAAATTCTGCATACTCCAAGGAATTGAAGTTAGGTAAGTCTATAGGATCATAGAGAGTATGTAGCCCAAAGCATATATGTCGTGGATTTGCTCAATCCATGCTACTCCCCACTGAGGATTGAGTTGGCATGGACCTTGCTATATAGAGGAGTGTACGGGACACGAACTAACCAAATAAGAGGACTAAGACAATGACCAAGGTCAAGCAAGCCAAACGCGCCGCCCTCCAAACTAAAGTCCTCAAGGCCTTCCGTAAGATCACAATCATTGAGCTTCTCGACGGTCCCGGGAAAACGGTCACATGTATGGACCTAGTCACCTTGGATATCTGCCAGACACACGAACAGGCCATAGAGTTAATGGACGAGATGTGGGAAGCCCAGCAAGTCTACACAGTGAACGGGTATGGAACGAGCGCACAAGATCACGACTTCGCAAGCTGCTAGACTCTAACTGACACCCCAAACAAGGACACACGCCATGCGCTACATCAAACCTCAATCGACCGCTAAGACTCTCCGCCGTTCCAAGGCAATGCTGATCAACTTAGGTCAGACAGTGACCTCTGCTACGATCCGGAGCAACGGTGAGAAAGCTGAGCCTTACCCTCTCAAGGCTCTCAAAGGTCGTCTCATGCGAGAAATCCACTCCCCCAACTCTAGTCGATCGGACTACTACCAGGAAGCCGACGGATCCGTTACGATGTTGGCTCATGGTAACTGTACAATCAAGCTGAGCTTCTGAGGACGATACGATGTCAACCTCAACCTACGATTCACCCTTCGCGGACTACATCGTCAAATTCTCCAAGGGTCTTACACTCCGAGCACGGCTCGACAAGGACTACAAGGTCGGAGATGAAACAGAGACCCAATTCGGTACCGTTACCATCGTACGCGTACTTGAGGACTAGCACCATGCAAGACACTAGCACCTACGACGCAGCTCTAGCACTCTTCCTGTCCTACGCTCTCAGCATTCAACCTGAGCAACACGCCAGCTTTCCAGTCCCTGTTTTCACCATTGAACCCGGCCGTAAGTACGACCGTATCATCCTAGCTAACCCTCACAAGTCCGCTTTCTGTTTCGTCCGTAAGTCCGACGGCGCTGTGCTCAAGACTGCCAATTACAAAGCACCAGCCAAGCACCCTCGTGGCACGATCTACCTTGACGACCCTAGCAACGTTGACGCCTACGGGATCGGCCCGTATGGTGCAAACTACCTGAGATAGGACTCTCCCCCATGTCTACCACTGGCACACTTTGCCCCCTCTGTCAACATCCCACAGCCACCTACGACCCTTCAGCCCGTACCCTCATCTGTACCGACTGCGAACATGTCGAGCCCGTCACTTTAGTCCTGGCCATGACCTTGTGGGATGTAGCTATTGATATAAATAACCGGGAATTTGCCAAGTGTGTCACCGTTGAAAAAGAGCAAGGTTGTGATGAGGATACATGGCTAGCAGCATTAGGCAATGATAAAAAAACTAACGCTATCGAAGCTCAACAGAGGGCTATCCGAGCTGAGTACATGACCACGGATGGCATCTTTGACGTCCAACAAGTCGTTCTAATCACTACAATCAAGCACTACGTCCAAGACCTAGCAGACAGTCCAGACGTCACGCCTGAGAGCCGCCAGCAAGTCTTAGAGCTACTCGAAACCACCGCCCTTAAACCTCAAGTGCTAGTCACTTGGGCGCGTAAGGTCTTAGCCAAAGCATACAAGTAATTCATGACAATTCATAACTGACCACCCCCCTGTAATGACCCAAAACGCTATAAACTGACCTTAGTTAAAGCACTTGACTTACACCACCTTACCGCTTACCCTTACGGAGTTAGTGGAGCTTTTCAGATTTTTTGTGGCAATCCAGGCTCGGAAATGAACTGGGATCTAAACCATCTTACAGACTACATTGTCTCGTCTACCGCTTCTGGCCCCTCTTTCATTCTCATTCCAGTGAGTGTACCATGTACCTCCAAAGGACCAAAATGCTAGTTACAAACTACGACAGCACCAAACTTGAAACCGTTCAAGCCTACTTTCCGAAGTCTCAACAGCCAAAGGCCTACACCTACATCCGTGACCATGAAATTGAGCACGAAGCTACCTATAGGAAGGCTTCCAAGACTCGCGGACGGGGTTCTAAGCTCTACCCTGTAGATACCCTCCAGGAGATCAAAACGACGCTCAACAAGGCCTCCCAGGAGGTTCTAACGGCTCTCCCAGACGGGTGTATGGACCTTGCTGGAATCTCGGAGCGATATGGTATAGAATCGCACCGTATCTCGGCAGGCTTCGCCCTTGTGGGGCTTGAACCGAGGACGACATACCGACGTGGTAAAGCTGGTCGTCCTGTAAATGCCTACAACTTAAAGGCTGTTGAGTACGTCATAAGTGGCTTACATGAGCTTCGACAGGGACTTGATAATTTTCATGAGGAGTGTTAGAGCATGGATCCACTAGAAAGACTTCAAATCCAAACAGAAATCACCATTCTCTTCATCGATGAGGGGCTTAATAGACAGATCACTCGGAAGATGAAGGCCCGACCGTGTGTAGGGGATGCCGTTGAATGGTTTTACATGCCGTCCCCAATTATTAAACAGGTTCTAATACCATCAGGGGAGAAGGAGAGCCAATTCACAAAGTACGACTTTGTTTGTATACTCTAACTCTCTTACAAGGAATGGATCATGGACCCAACCAAAACCCTAGCTGAGTTTCTACATACCTGTAAAGGTACGTTCAACTTATCTATCACCTACCCGACATACTGGAGACCATAATGTCCAACCTTCTACCCACACTCGGAGTCTTCCCTTTAACCCCCACCCATGAGATACTTGACGGTGAACCTGTAGACGCAACCCAATTTGGCTGTAATCCCAGTGGGTCTTTACATGATTACACTGAGCATTCGACTGAGGTCTTAGCAGAGGAGGCACTATCTCAATATCGAATATATCAGGCAATTAACACTCTCATAGAGGCAAAACTGGGGTGATCACCCCAGAAGACCTCACCACTTACACCAACGATGAACTCACTCAACTTCAGCAACTCCTCAACCTTGAAACTGTCAAGCCCTGGCGTACAGTTAAGAGTCTACAAGCTGGACTAGAGAATGTACTACCGTACAAGGGTAAAAGTGAGCTTGATAATCTTGAACCGTCCGACCTATTAAAAGATGAGAAATAAGTGTAGTCGATGATTGTCCGGTGCTTCGCCCTCTGAGAAAGTCGATGAGTGTGGTACAACAGGGATACATAGTGCAATCAACGGTCGATGGAGTAACCCACTTGTCTCGTAGGTGTTACTGGTTCCCCTCTAAATTGGAGGGTACATGGGTTCACGATAGCGTCTCACCTCGACAGACTGTATAACCTGGGAAATAAAGCCAACCGACTTCTGCCGCGCTACGTGGGACCCAGAGAACGGCAACTGCAAGGCTGGACCGTGGCACCCTTGGCCACCGTTGATTCTGGAGACCAAAAAAGTAGCAGAAAATGAGTCGTCCTCAATAAAGGACATTATCGTCCCCTTACGGTGACACTTCTACACTCTTGTATTTTTGACCGCTCAAAACCTTGCTATACCATAATACTCTCTACACAGTCACACACTGAAACCTCCCCTGACTGTCTAAAATCACTCCTTGGCACAGCGTTTGCATGTACATTTTCTAGTGTGGACACTAAACCAATAACTCACAATTAAAGGGCTTTTTTATGACCAAAGAAACTTGCTACAATATGGGACATTGTGTTCCTTTGTGCGGCGTCCGTACAGTAAAGCTGACAGCTGATAAGAAAAAAACGACTTGCCCTAACTGTCTGAATCTACTACTTACTTATCCCAAGGAGCCTACTATCGAACCTTAACCCCTTTACTATTAACCCCTCCCCCCCCCCTAATCTAACGCCTCTACTCTTAAAAGGATAACCCCTTCTATGTCCAACTCCACCTCTATTTTCGTCGATACCAGTAACGCCTACCACAATGGTGCAAATAATCTTCGTTATGATGAGCTACTCCGTTTTGCTCAACGTGATGGACGTAAGGTACAGCGCTATACAGCTTACTGCACCTATGACTCAGATAAAGATGACGGATCGTCTGAAGGTAATCTTTATGCTGAGGGCCTGGAGAAGTTCTGGGCTAGTCTAAGCGGATTTGGATATAAAGTCCATAAGGAGTACGTTAAGTGGCAAGGAAACGGTGGTAGTCGTAGACCAAAAGCTAATGTAGATATTCGTATGACAGTTGACATGCTTACGCAAACAGCTTCCGACACCATTTTACTTGTAACTGGGGACGGTGATTTTATCCCTTTAGTTGAAGCTCTACAGCTAAGAGGTATTCGAGTAGAAGTGATGAGCTTTCTCAATTCCTCTTCTGCTCTACAGGAATGTGCTGATTATCACATTAACGGAGCACTCCTCCCCGGGGTGATTCCTATTCAACAACCTGTCAATGCTGAAGTTGCAGATGAAGACTCTCATAAACCTGTCTACTTCAACCACGGCGAACCTGGCTCAACTCTAACCGGACAAATATACTACTTTAAACAGGAGAATAATTTTGGATTTATCCGTTATTTACCCCTGGGTGAGTATAGTAATCTTCACGTTACAAGTACTGAGGATCCTATAACGTCCTTCAAAACTGTTCATGTTCACGGTAGCAAGCTTTTACCTAGAGATAGATACCCCTCAAATACAGTCTGGAAATTTGACCTAAAGAGTAGTGAGGTTAAAAAAGGGCAACTCACAGCTGTAAATCTTCGACCTGCGTTGACACCTAAAAATACTAAACCCCCTCATAACTCTACTCGTCCACAACAATCACCCGATAAAGGGTAAATCCGCTCGATAAGAGCAAACTTGGAGAACTTGACATGTCAAAGTCTGACCCTGAACCCACCGTCAAAGATGAAACTGTTACCACTACCCCCCAAGCTGAGCCTACCCGTGCAGCTAACGCGTTCCGTGCGAGTGACTCTAAGGACAACAGTGATGCAGGCGGTAAACTCTATCTTCCAATCGAGGTCTACCTTGATAGTCCTCAAGTGAATTCTCTCAGGAAAGCGGGGTTTACAACTACGGGAGCTATGCGGGGGTATCTCACCGAGTGCTTCAGTGGTAGTGATGAAGCCGTCACTAAGAAAGTGGCTGAATTTCTTACCCCAAGAAACCTTCTCGCTTCAGCTATTGCATGGAAGAAGAAGTCCCTGAAGACCAGGAATGAAGCACTCGCGGCCGAGATGGCTAAGAACGAAGCAGAACTCGCTGACCTATAGGCTTCTTCTTCTAGTGGGGTCTCAATTGGGACCCTTTTTTTCTAACTCTAACACTAAAGGTTTTCTATGTCTAACCAACTTCCTGAGCCTAGCACATTAATCCCCGCTACTGTAATGAATACCCCTTCGCCTAAAGATAGAGAGACTGTTAAACATAGACTGGCTATTCAGCTCCGACATACGGCGCGACTACAATTACCTGTAGACGAATATATAAAAGAAACATTTCCTGAACCGTCAGACGATGGCACTATTCACATACTCGATGGTGTATCAGATAGACACCTCCCTTTACTAATTGATCTATTCTTTGAATTCTATCAGGATCTAGATAAAGAATTCGAGAGAACAGTACGTAAGGATAATTCCAACTTCGACAAATACTCCAGTATGCTGGATAGAAAATCAACCTCTAACCGTCCGGCTAAGCACACCGTCAAAAAAGCACTATCCCCTAAAGAAAAACTCCTAGCAAAGCAAGCGAAGCTACGAGAACAGCAGGCAGAACTTGAAATAGATGATGACGCAATTGAAAAAGAAATGAGAGCAAAGTTAGGTCTATGACCCTTCGGGGGATTGAATGGTAATTTTACTGTACAAAAGTAAAAAGGAAGAAGAAATGAACAACCCATCAAGAATCGTATTTCTCAATACATCCATCGTCACAAGCCCTGGAGTTTGGATTTGACGGAAGTGCTCTGCTGAACACATTGTAAATTACTTAAGAGACTTTCCCAATAGACTCTCGGCGGTTGGACATGAAGCCACCGCGGCAGCTATGACAAAGCTATTTGGTGAGGAGGTCACCATAAATCGTGTCTTCTGGGAAGCTCGGAAAGGTGACATCGCCGTCGTCCTTAAGGTCAAGGTACTCAACGCCGAGGAGCTTGCTGAAATAGGGTACGAAGTTGGGTTACTTTCTTTCGCTCTGCCAATTGATTTTGGTGGGGCCGATGAGGAATATATGCCAGCTGCTCTTCGGTGGCTTGCGCGTCAGTTCATCGTCGCACACTCCATGACATTTCTAGGCGGTACGGATTACCCCGGTGGTCCACTTAGACATGCTGAATGAGAAGTTAGGGATTCTGACAGAGGAGTCAATTAAATTCCCAGGATGTGACGTCTAATTCTCATTATGTAACCAAAACCTTGAGCGCTACTGACTGGTTATCAGTATTCTAGCTCTTAGAGAGGAATACGCAAATGATGGAACCAATCGACTAGAGTATCACGCTGCCGCGGCAAATTGAGTGGCTATCTAATATAAACCTTTACCCCCTGTCCCTCTATATTTAACCCTTCTTATGTCTCTTCATCTACTCTCCTCCCATAATCTCATTCCTGCCAAACCAGAGGATGAATTTAACCTTGCTGAGGAAATGCGGCATAGGAAGCACCAGTACATCGCATCTGAAAAAATGAAAATGGTTTCTGTATACTGCCCAAAGTACCTCACAACCTTAACCACTCGATTAGCAAAAAAAATTGGCACCGATCACGACATTAGAACCCCTGGCCTAAGTCCCATGATGAGTGCATCAATACTTCACGGTGTAACTCTTTTACACGAGCACCCTAGCATTACTCAACTGATAATTCTTCAACAGGATGTGGCTAGCAGTAATATCACAGACACCAGTCGAATTCAATCAATGAATCAGTGGAGAGATAGCTTCAGTGCTAATTTCTCAATATCAGACCCGTTATCGTCCGGCACTGAACAAAAAAATACCTACATCAATGATGCTACAAAGACTACTATCAATGAGTTAAACAGTGAGCTAGGTATCTCTATGTCACACCTAATGACTTTTGCATGGATGTTGACAATGTTATCTCAATCTCAGGTAAGTGATGAATATAAACTAAACCTTCAAGTTAGTTTAGAGTCATTCTTTAACCGTATAGATGGGCAATATCAGTATGGAAGTATCATACTCCAAGCGGTAAAGAGATCAGTAGGACCTCGAGCTATAGAAGAATTTTTAGCGGGGAAGACAATTCGAGAGCTGACAATAATGTTTCAAAAGGAAAATTACACAAGGCAGAAACTAATCAGTTTAATTCATCGATTGGTAAATGAGGAGTAGAGTGATGATTGAAGTAGGCGGTAAATGGACAAAGATAAAGGATCATGATTGCAGTCGACCTAATGCAGAGGAAGCTATAAGGGTCTTACCTAGGGGAAGTGAGTGGACGTGTGAGTGTGGTAAACTCTATATGTTAATAACCAAACAAGGCAAGCCAGTGATGATTAGTATACCTCACTATGATCACGGTAAGGAATAATATGAGACCCAAACCAGATAATCCTCACCCTGACTTCAAATTTGTACCCTTAACCCTAAGTGGCTCCTGCGGTATCAGTCCTTCAATCCCACAAGGTTCTATCAACTACCAAAAAAAGTACGCCCCTGTGTATGAAAAAGCAGCACAGGAAAAGCTACAAAATAGAGAACCTAATAGGTATAGCTACTGGCCAGCTGGACACTGTAATGGTTAAATACCTACTTTGCCTTCTCGTGGGGTACTTATTAAGTTCCCTTGTTCAATTTGTCAAATCTATGCGAAGCGGTTCAACAGATTTGCCTGAAAACTACGCAAAGGAAATAGATAATGACTAAGATAGAGCCCCAGATTAAAAGTATTACAATGGATACAAACCCTATTCATAAGGATTGGGAAGTAATAATTCGGTTTCAACTACCTAAACTCGATGGAGTAACTACTGACGAAGCTGCTGGAATTGTACGGGGGTGGATGGAGCAAGCTATGAGAGAAACAGAACTCCACTATTAGGTACTTCGCTGTGTGATCTACCGGATAACTATGCAGAGGAGATTGATCAATGATAATTGTTAATCAAGTCGGACCAATATTCAAAGGTCCAATGTCTATACCCAAGATAGTAGCTAAAAGATTAGGGCTATCCCAGGGAGATAATATCTCAGACACTCAAGGGTTAGAAATATCCTATGCTTTACTCACACACTGTAAAGAGATGATGAGACAAGGAATTAACTAACTTTTATGTTCAAGGGTTACTCCACTGTGTTAACACACTCATACAATTTCCCCTTCACTTTCTGCTCTACTTTGTACTCCCTTGCATTATACTTCGCTCCCTCCCATAAGCACCTTAGGTGTATTTTATGCTACCGGATTGGTGTGCTCGAACCCTCTACACTAAACCACATTGTGGACCTGTATTCAAAAAACCCATCAACGTAGCATTTCCTCAACCCCTCCGCATCCTTTTCAACCCTTTAAACTAGTGTGCTTTTCCTTTTCCACACTAGGTGTATTCAAATCCCATGCTACCTACCGCATGGTAGCCCTCTCTATATTTTTTCTCTCCTGTAACTGCTGACAATCGACAAATACAGTTAAAATGAAAAATACACTAAATCGTTTTAGAACTTCCGGATAATCGATATTATGTCAACGTGTATTTTTCGACTAGGGTGAACAGTCGACTTCCACACTAAGTCAGACTTCAATAAACATAAGGCCTTTACGCTTTTTGAGTGTCCACACTAATTCAATCTGTATTTTTTACCTAGTGTGCCTAGTGTGTTAGCCTTAGACACTAGCAAGTGGCTGAAATATATTCTTATTCTTAAAGAGCACGAATCGTGCCAAATACGTACCCTAAGTGAAAAAAGTTCAACTTTTTTGGAGACCGCTCCCATGAGTGATTCCCGACGCAGCCAACTCTCAACTCATACTGATTACCATCTACTCATAGCTAAAAACTCCCCTATAGACGTACCTACCCAACTTGACGAATTTCAATGCCTTATCACTACAGGGTTATCCCCAAAAGATAGTTACTATAAATTAGCACAATCCTGGGCTCGACAGTATAAAGTCAACCAAGAAACTCAACAGAAAATAGATAACCAGCCAAAACTAGCAGAGGATAGTTACGATCTAATTCTACCTACCTCCTGTAGCACTTGGCATGGACGTGGTGATAGTTGCATTGAACCTGCTACTCAATACTTAGTAGACCCTAATGGCTATCTAATTCCTAACGGTCATGTCTGCTCAGGTCATGCTTACAGTATCCTATTAGAATACAAAGAAAAACTAGATGAACATTGGACCTCTATCCCTATCTACTTTTCCCAGTATGGTCCTACTATCACCCTTGAGGCACACCAACACTTTATCCACCAATCTCTAACTAAGCCTATGGCCGATGAATTATTACTTATTCAAGGTTACATAAAGCTCAAAATGTCAGAACAAGTATTTAACTTTTCTAGATCATTGGCACGAGCTGGGATAGACTTACTAAATGGTGAACAGCAAAAGTGGTAGATTTACCTACTACTCTATCTAGATTCCCACACGGGCCTATACGCGCGCACGAGGGGATCATATCTACCTTCTACTCCCACCACACTCCACACATACCCCACAATGCGAGACTTTAACCCTAAGACGTGACCACCCCCTACAAGCCACGAGAACTGCCCTTTACCCCCACTCGTTCCTTACAGGTCCTCCTATGGCTCCACGTACGTTCTATCCTTACGCCTTACTTACGCCTTCCACCTTTTCTACCGTCGCATTACCGCCCCCTTGAAAAAAGTTGAGATAGTTCTTGACACCTGAATACAGGTATGGCAAGGTCATACCCGTCAAGAGGTCTGACGGGTTGTCATCCTTTTGAGGGGTAGGTACTTTAAGGTTAAAAACGGACTCATGACTAGATAACGCGAATAAGTACCTACCTCTACATCAGGAATAAACTACATGGAACTTAGAACACAGGAAAAAAGAACTTTTCAGGCTGAATACACCGCTGGCAATTCTGCAACTGTAGATAGTATTCAATCCCGTAAGCAACTCCTCAGACTAGCCAGATCCAATCCCAATATCCTCCAGTCTAACTCCTATCTCTCAAGTCTATCTAAAATTGACCTCCTAAACTTACTCAATGGAGTCTAATAGAAATGGAGTGCCTAACCCACCCTCAATTACTACTTCTAACAACTCAAGACCGCAAAAAGTACGACCATTATGGGTTCCCTCGCAACCTCATCGCAATTACCAAGTCTCGTAAAACGAAACGCCGTAATAAAATCGTCCGTGTAAGTCGACGACGTAACCGAAAATAACTCCACTGTCAGACCATAAAGCCTAGCTTAGCTAAAAAGCCGTGACTAGGTAGGTCTGATAGACTACGATTCACTAGGTAATTGAGGGTGGAAAATCGTCAATGGAAAAGTGCATGGTTTGAACTGCAACCAATTGATGAAAAGGATTCATTCTACACTGAGTACTAATCATGATCTACCAAATAGAAACCTCTCGTGGCGACCGTATCGACATCCCTATTGATATCTCTACAGTAGGTAAACCTCACCACTCTACTGAGACTACCCTAGTAGTTAATAACTCCCTAACCCAAGCTCTACTTTCCCCAAAACTAACCAATAAAATAATCACCCGAGCATGTCTACAATTCAACGATCATCTAATCCCTATACTTTCAACTCAACTTGCTGATGATTTGGCTCGGGCTAAGTCGATACGAAGTAAATAATACTTTCAAGGTCGGACCCTCTACACGGTTCGATTCCGTAGAGCGCTCATTGGTAGGTAAAGGGATCCAGCCGACCTTGATTAAATTTCTGTAAGGACATCCACAATGATCATCACACACCAATTCCAATTCGGCATTACAGCTGATCTTAATACCCCCATTGCCTTCGATCCTTACAAACTCAAGTGGCCCGACTGGCTTATCCCTTTCACGCTCGCTTCAAAGTACAGTGACCATTCTATCTACATCCGTAACAATGCATGGCATTTATGTACAAAGCAACACGGTGAGTGTACCATACCCATCTCACATTACATAACTTTAGACGATAACAATCAACTGGACATATCGGCTGAGGAACAATCTATCTCAACAGCAATTGAAACAACAGCAATTGAAACAACAGCAATAGAAGAACTAATTACACCTACACCCGAAGCCACTGAAGCTCTAACTGAAATGGGTATCGACATTGATCTCCCACCAGCTAAAACAGTTATACCTACAGATAAGAAACCCCCACGTAAGCCCCGTAAACGTAAGTCCAAAGCTGCCTCTAAAAAGGACGACCTATGAAAGAGATCACCGTTGACGGTTACAAGGTATCCAAAAAACTTCAGGTTGAACAATACATTGCTATTCTATCACACGGTCCAACATGGACTGGAAATCTAATTAGCAAGTCGGCACGAACTGCACTTGTAACTCAAGGATATATCCGCTGGGATGATCAAGCTGTTGATTCTCGTCATAAATCGCCAGGAGCTTACATTGCTACTTTTGCTACATTACGGTATCAATCATCACAACAAGCAACTCTCCAAGCCTCTAATGGTAGAGAAATGACTAAGATATCCTTACACTCAAATCCTATAGGTGAATTAGTTCTAATACATGACCAACTACCCACTTGAAAACCTATATAACTCTAATCTTTAATGTCAAATGTTTAATACTGAATATAAACGATTTACTGTGAAGACCGAAAAATGCCTAATATAATATCAAAAAAAGTAGGTAAACCTGGACGTCCAAAAGGTAGAAAGGATTCTAAGCCTCGATCCCGTAGATCGAATATTCAGATTCAAATGGAAAATGATACATTTGATTTAGAGACACTAGGTAAAAACTATTATGAATTAAGGAAGAAAATGTATCCAGCGGGGGAATGTTTAACATTGTTAGGCTATGGTGATAGTCGACGACATGGAATGAAACAAAAGGCTAGAGCGGGAAGTGAACCAGAGAAACTATTCTTTCTAGAGCTGGCCCGTGCTGAAGAAAGGTTAAGGAAAAAGTATATAGATAAGTTTATTAAGGTCTCAGAGAATAGCCCAGCAGGGATGAATAATGTTGTGGAGAAAATGTTTCCACAGATTCCTCGAAAGGTTAATCAGCTTGCAGTTGATTATAAGGTATTAGAAGAGATGCGTACAATTGTGCCCGAAGTTGGTGGGATGTTTATTGGGGCCTTATTAAGTAAAAAGGTGCCACCAAAGTGGCGCATAATAGCTCAGGAAGCGTTCGTGGAATTGTTTAATAATGCAATTGAGAATAGGGAAGATATGTTGGAGTTGAGGGAGTAGATAGATATGTCAAAAGAAGAAGTATCTAAAGCTTTAAAAGGTGAGACGGTAAGAGATTATCTTGATAGAGTGTCCGGATTAGAGTCGATTATACGAGGTGAGGTATAATTCAAGGATATCATTATCAAGACTCAGGATCTACATAAAGGTAGTGTGTTAATAGTGGGCAAGTCTGATATGTTAGGCCCGATACCTGATAAGCCTTTACCGGAAATTATCTTGTTATGATGATGTGGAAGTGGAGTAAGTAATGCGGCGTAGATTAGTAAAGAAGATTCTAAATCAGTGTAGAAGTAGTAGAAACATTACTAATGCTGAAATCCACAGGCTATGGATAATATCAAAACGCAAAAGTGAGCAACGTACTAGACAATGGATAGAAGGTGAAGGGAGTAAGTATCTACATGAGGTAGGGGATCGACTCGTGATTATAAGATTGGGTAATGCAGAGTAGTTGGAATAGACTAAGGTTATATTGAAAAAATCTAGAAAGGATGGCATACTGAGAATAATCTAATGTGGGGGTGAGACATTTAGATGAAAGTGTTAGAAGTAGATACCAATGTAAAGTTATTCTCAGGGGATACGTCCAGGCCCCGGAGACGAAGCCACTCCTATTCCCTCCACCTTCAGGGGGCGACCTGATGATGCTAGGTCGGTGAGGGGGGAGAAATGTTTGAACCTCAGAAACCACAGGAAGCTACCAATGTACGAAATTGAGTCCAGAACCGGTAAAAGAGAGTGTGAACTACTCGCTCTCGTCGGTGCCCCTTGGCAGCTACTCGACGACGTTGACACCGCGGGTGACATAGCGAAGGGTGATAACGTTACCTACCAACAGATCGTCGAACGCGTCCAGGCAATGCCCCTGAGTTGCAACGAAATGTTAACCAAATGGCGGTTGATACTAAAGCTTTGCAGGAAATAAGGTTAATGATTCCTGAGATTGTGCCGTTATTTGAAGGGGAATTACTACGTGAGAAAGTACCGCCGAAATTCCGGGCAAAGTGTGAAGAAGTATTTGTGAGGCTGTTTAATAATGCAGTTGAGGAAAGGGAGATGATGTTGGGGTTGGGGGAGTAAAGTAATGCTTTTGTTTAGAGATCAATTGCAGGTAGTTGATAGGCCCGATGGAATACTATGTACAGCTGATGGAATTAGCACCAGTGGGAATATTCATTGCAGAGTTGAGGTAGGAAAAGATAAAGAGGGGAATCTATTTGTTCTACTGTGTGAGTTTATAAGTCTGGAAGATGTAGGAGATAACCATACTGGGTATGTTGGATGAAGTTAGAAAGTGTAGACAGGAAACATTGAAGCAGATATAACTCCAAAACGTTGGCAATGCTATCGTCATTGGTGCGCTGAGAATAACCTAATGTGGAGTGAGATATTCTAGCCCGATTGAAAATCCTAGTAAGTATAGGATAAATACTAATGAGTGAAAGTGAACAATGTGCTAGGGCTAAAGCCGATGGAATTAGATATCGGAAAGATCTCCAGGCTAAAGCTGATCAGTCTAATCTATTCGATCAACGTGTCCAAAAGGTTATCACTAAGCTATACGATCCAGAACGGTTAGATACCTTTATAGATATCTTTATAGGTGCGTTCGCTCAATTGCCAGAATTAGATAAACAACGCTGGATAGAGCGGATGGCAAGGGAAATAGTTAAAGGAATGGATTGGGAATGAATAATAAACAAGAGACTACTATTACCGTTTCAGGATGTATCTTTATAATTCTTTTTACAGATGTAGTTGCTGAGGTTAAATATGAATAGTCAATATAGTTCAGTCAAATCCAAATTCATGACACCGGATGAGTTACATGAACATGGGTTGCTAATTGCTAAGAATTTACTATTAGTCACTGTGAAAGGGTCATTATTGTAGAATGTGGTGGTTGTGATAAGGGGAGAGTATGGGAATTGAGGTACATATAAAGTAATACTGTTGGATGAGGTTGAGTTGTAGGTAGTCTAATGAAAAGGAAATTTGCATGATAACTAAACACGTTAGAGTTATGAAGAGGTGGCCCCTATTTTCTTTAAATAAAGAAAGGTGGCTACAAAGTGGATGTCCATCTATTGAGATGGAAGTCTACAGAACGGTACCAAAAGATGAGTTCCTAGATTGTCGTCATCGTAATGGACGTCCGGGCTTAATTAGGTTTATAGAACGAGAGCAAGTGACTGCCGAGAAGGTCTCAGAAAGTCACTCTGTATGTTCAATAGGTCGAAGTCCCGATGGTTCATGGTGGGGGTGGAGCCATAGAGCCCGCTGTCGATTTAGAGTGGGGGATAGGTTATTTCGTGAAGACTTTCCAAGCCAGACAGATAATCTTCCGTTTATCGAGTGGGGTGATGTGGTGATACAGTCAGAAGACCAGGCAAGAGAAGCAGCATGTAACTTCGCCGCCTACGTGAGTTATTAAATTCTTTACTTCATGGAGATATAAAAATGATTGTAGTGCAATATGGTGTAACAAGTATAGACCCCCCAAAACCCGTTTATCCCTGGGAGTAAGATAAGGGTAAAGGTTAGTAATGATAAGGTGAAAGGGTTTCAGGCGGTTGAGTGGTGTGTGAAGGGGAGAGATAACTAATGAGAATTCTACGGTCTGATAAGCCTAGATGGTTAGTTATACGGCTTCGGAGTTGGAGGGTAGCTTAACTAAAGTGCCGTTTAAGATAACGGAGATGTAGATTAGAAGTCCGGTTGGGCAGAATCCTATTCCTCGTCTGACTTGTTCAATCTCGAAAGGGAAAATTGATAGAACTTCAAAGAAATCACGAAACCGGCTGTGTTACCAGGGCATACCTGACTGTTCTTACTGGTCGCCCGTCCTTACCTTCCATTGGTGATATCGTCGAAACATTCGACGAATCGATCACTGAGAAAGCACCTTGCTCCGGAGCCGTTCGAGCCATCAAGGATGGCTACGTTTGCATCGGTTGGTCCGACTGTCTAGAGGTCATCCCGAGTGGCTTCGACTGGGATAGCACCTATTACGGAGAAACTAGCGATGGCCGGCCATATTGGTGTGTAGGTAACCGCCGTCCTAGGTCCCACTGAAAGGATGTAGTTTTTATTGCCTTATGTGAAATCGCTAGACGATGGATTAAAGAATAATTCCTCTTAGTCAATTTCGACTTGGAACAAATTACCCTGGAGTTTAATATCATCATGAGTGACTTAATCTTTACCGCATACGGTTTAGGCCTGATCATTGCCATTTTGATACTCTGGGCTATCGGTTCTACGTTGGTTAATAAGGCTTACTTCAAAAAGGGCAGTTGGAGTATTGACTGGCTCCCGATGAAAATTGGTTGGGACCCGCTAGATATTTATACCGAACGTGGAAAGAAAGTTGGGAGTATAGATTTGATTGTTGTAAGGTTTAGTATTTCGTATGGGTGGAGTAGGTGAGATTATGTATTGGATTAACTTTGGAATATGGTAGACTGCATATATTGGCCTTTTAAAGGCTGAGAGGATTCACTGGGCTATAATCAAGATCTCCCCTAGGTACTCAACTTGGAAAGAATTTCCAAGGCGATTACAAAGAGAGTTACAAAGAAAAGGCGATAGTGGAGTTACTAGGCCACTTATTCCTATTTTTTGGGCTTACCACCCTTGCATGTCCTGATGAGTGGAAAGAACAATGGGAGGAAGTTGGTACTAAGGTAAAAGAGCAGTTCGCCGTCCCTTGGTATTTCAATTGGAAGTACTGAGGGAGAAGCTATAGGTAAGTTATTATTAAGATTTGGAGGAACAGGGTAGTGGTTAAAATCAGAAACAGTATCAAGGTTACTTACGATCTGACAATGGTACTTCTATTTGTGTATATGATATATACCAATACTGGGGCGGTGCGGTGGGGGCTTATCGTACTAGGAACGATAGTGCTAATTATAGGTTTCTGTAATTGGTATCTAGGGTTGAGGATAAAATGGTTAGATAGGGAGTTATTTAAGGTTAAATGGGAAGGGTTCAGGTTAGGACGGCGGGTGCTGAGACAGAAGCGTAGATTGAGAAGGTTAAAGGGTAGTGCGTAAGAGGCAGTATAGAAAAATTGCTAGGATTGAGTAATGTTAATGTTGAAGTCTATGAGCTGAGGTGTGGGGTTAATGTTACAAGCTACAACCCGAGGTAATTATAATGGATAAACTCAACTTAGCCGCGACTGAAATAATGGAAGCGTCGAGCTTTACCCGTTCACAGGCACGTCAAATGTTACTACAGTTACAAAGTGAAAATAAGTGTAGTATTGAAACTGCGTGTCATGCTGTTATGATGGAGTTGGGAAGGATAAAAAGGGCGGGGGTTAAAGGTAGAGTTAATGGTGAGAAGTCAAGGGATAAAGTTATTGAGTGTTGCGCATTTTGTGAGTACTTTGATGGAGAAGGGGAGATCAAGGTAAAGTCTATTAGAGATACTCTACCACAATCTGTTGAAGGAGACTGTCTAAACCCTAATTCTGAATCATTTCAAGTACGGTCAAATGAAGTTAGACAGTGTTTTATTAGAAATAGTACGTTCTGAAGGTAGAATGTTAATCAACCGCACACTTCGCCTACATGAAGATAGATACTATCACACCAAGTATCCTAAAACTTCTATTGTACTACATCACACCGTGGGTGGTAGTGCAGTATCTACATTTAACTGGTGGCAACAAGATACCCGACACATTGCTACGGCGTATTTAATAGGTAGAAGGGGAACTGTTTATGAGGTATTTGAGCCTGAAAGGTGGGCATATCATCTGGGGTTAAAGGACACTAATAGACAATATGATAAGTCAAGTATAGGGATTGAATTAACATCAGTAGGGCCATTAACTTGGTATGATGGAGGATATTATCAATTTGGAAAGGTATCACAGGGGACTAGATATGATGGTAAAGTGTTTGATATAACGAGAGTAATAAAGGATAAATGTACATGGCGGGGTTGGAGATTTTTTGCTGAATATACAGGTGAGCAGGTGGAAGCGTTGAGGTTATTATTGGAGATGCTGTCGAAGGAGTTTTCAATAGAGTTGACATATCCTGGTAGTATGGTGGAAGTGTTAGATAAGGTGCCCGATAGTGGAGTGTATGCTCATAGTCATGTTAGAAAGGATAAGTCCGATGTGCATTTGGGATTTGATTGGGGAGTAATTGGGTGATGTTAATATTTAAAGGTAATAAGTTCAGAAGTGGTTGGTCCTATTTAGCCCTAATAACGAATCGACTAAGGAGTAGTTAGAAATGGCAATGATCTACCAACCAATGCAGCGTAAGGGTGATCGATCCTGGGTTATGACAAGTAAGTGATGACATATTCTCCAGAAACGCTTGACAAGTCAAAACAGTGTGGTAGTGTGCTATCACAAGGTAAAAATACCCCAGGAGCATAACATGAGAAAAACTTTTTTAACCTACTTGATAGGGATTATAACTGTAGCTACTACAGCATCTGCACATGTACCTCTATTTGATATACTGCCTCTACCCATTACACCAGCTGAGTTAGCTGTGTTACCCTGTGGTAGTGGGTTTATATTAAATGAATTTGAGTGGCGGGTGGACTACGTAGCAGAAACAATGTATAATTGCTATGATAATAGCGCAGTGCAAGATGGTTCTGGTTATGGGTGGTATGCTATTGGTGAGGGGGGAGTTGGGGTTGGTACTCCATTTACTTCTAGTAGAGTAGTTAGAGTTGACTCCTCTGGAAATCTTGTAACAGAGGATATTGAAATGGTTGGGTCTGCCTTAAATGTTCCAAGTGTGTTTGTATTCCAGTTGGGAGGATTGAATGCATTTACTCTTCAATTTGGCGACCCGTCCGTTTTAGTAGGAAGCTTTCAAGTTGCTGGGGATCTATTTTCTAGCAAGTCCTGTATTATTTTGGTAGGGGGTACTACGTGTAATTTGGGATTACATGAGGTAGCACCCACAGGATTGACTGGATATACTTATACTGATAAAACAGGATTACAGGCCTACTGTGTATTCTTAGATAGTGAGTGGAAAGTAATTATAGGTGACGGGACTTGTGAATAATAGATGTACTTATATTGATAGAAGTGATGCAAGAAATAGGTTCAGAGATTCTATCATTTGCGGATGGGTTATCAAAGATAGGCCCTGCCTTAGCTGGGGCTATTGTGTTTGGAGTAATATTAGTATTTGCATTTTGGTTTAAATTGAGGTATGATAGGAGTGAACTTGAAAAACGGATAAAAGAATGGGAATTTGATCAGAAGAAACTAAAAGAGAGAAAGTAATGAGTGAAGAATTTACAGGTAGTGCAGTGTCATATTATAAAGTGAAGGTAACAGATCCAGTCTCTATAAAAAACCCTATAAAGCTGAGTGCTTAGATATTATTGAATCTCTTGGGATGTCTTTTAATGAGGGGGAACTATTTAAAGCTATATGGAGAAAATGTGCAGCTAGGACACTTAATGTAAAGAAAAAATCCCACGATGATACGTATGATACTGAAAAAATACTATTCTACGCTAAACGAATCCAAAAAGGTATCTAAGTGTTACACTCCAACTCTTTACTTCAAAAGGTATTAAACGATCCAATCATAGCCCGTAGTGCTAGACTGGCTAGACCTACTATTGCAACAGAAACTAGACCACACTGTGCTCAGTGGTTAAAGGAAATGTTTCCCGATAGCTTTACATTTGATTTTTCAGATAAGCAATTGGAAATATTAGATTGGTTTACTGAGATAGAGATTGACAATGTACCTGAACCTTTAGTAGGAGTACTACCTCGTGGGGCGGGAAAAACATCTATATTAGATGGGGGTACTAGTTATCTACTAGCGCATAAGACCCGTATGGGTATTTTATTTATTTCAGCTAATCTTGATAAAGCTAGAGATAGAGTTAATTCTGTTAGAAGTCTATTAGGTACAGAAAAATTTAGATCCAGGTATCCACTAGTTAGTGAACCTTTAATGGTTGGGAATCAAGGATTTCACCAAGCCTGGAATAATAGGTTATTACTTAATGAAGCTGGGCAATTAGTTGTAGGTGCAAGTTTAAGTGGGGAAAATAGGGGACTAAATCAAAATTGTGGAGGTAGGATTGATTTTTTTGGTGGGGATGATTTAGATAAACCTTTTGATAGTGAGGAAATGACTAAACGTAGGGTTAAAAACCTAACAGCAGATATCTTTCCAATGCGAGGACCTAAAAGACGCCCAGCGGTGTGCCTTATTCAGAATTTAATTAAAGATGATGGTATGATTGATCAACAGGTAAAAGGGTCCGCTGATTGGTTAAAGAATAGACGATTAGTAGGTCCAGTTCCGGCACTATTGGATTTTGAGTATAAAGAGAATATAGAGATGGTAACAGTTGAGGGTAGTTCTGTACCTAAGACTACTTTTTTAATTACTAGAGGGATCCCTACATGGGAGGGGCAAGATTTAAGAAAATGTCAAGAAATGATTGATGATACTGGACCGTCTACGTTTATGCAGGAACAACAGCATGATGTGGCAGATATAGCTGGAGCGTTGCTTAGCTCTCATCATTTTAAATATACTCAAGAAGGGTTTGATTTAAGTTGTATTTCTAAAAAGGTTGTTGGGGTAGATCCTGCCGGAGGGGCTACATGGTGTGGTATTGTTGCAGTAGGGAGGATATTGATAGATAAGCAAGTAATGTATTGCGTGTTAGAGGACGCATCGGTTAGAACGGATATTGATCTAGATGATGACTGGGCCGATACTGCGGTTTTAACAGCTTATCAGTGGGGAGCTAGTTTAGAAGTGGAGACTAATTTCGGTGGTAGAATGTGTATTGATCCATTGAAAGCAGCAATTAAAAAACTGCGTAGACAGGAACGTATTGGTAATAAATCTATCAAGATCCATGGTACACACGCAACGATGGATAAGAAATTACGTGCGCTGGATTGGCAGAAAGCACATAAAGATGGACTAGTTTTATATCTACATAAATGTAAAAATGGAGTGTATAAGGCTAGTGATAGGAATCACTTTACAAAGTTAAAGGGTGAATGGTGTACATGGGTTAAAGGAGAATCGAAAGGCTCTCCTAATAGATTAGATGCTCAAGTTCATGGGTTTAGAGCCATTAAGATAAATAGAAAAAGAAAAGTTAGAAATATAGGTAGTCGTCCATGGATAGCGTAGTTAAACCTCCTCTAGGGGTTGTTCTTAGATTTATAGTTAATGATCTGAGACGAGAGACTTAGTGCTATAGAAAGGTATGAGTTAACCCCAACTCAAAATATATTACACTGTGGGAGTTAGAGCTAGATCTAATCCTTTTTAACCAATGGAGTTCATCATGAAGAAAGTTGACCCTACTCACGAAGCAAATCAAATTCATAGTAGTTATGTATCAGCTGCTAAGGCTAGAAATCTTTCTGTGGCTTATGGACATAGAGCAGACTGGTTTCGACTGGATAGTCGAATACAGAGACGATGGGTTTATCCAGCACCTAATGAATGCTTATCTGCTAGTGATGTATCATATTTACGTGGTATGAGTCGGTTTGATTGGCGTGTAGGGAAAGAGAATTGGACAACGTCTAATGTTTTTGATAGGACATTAAATACCTCAGCAGCAACTCCATTTACACATAAATTAAGTATAGATAATTGGCCACCCAAGACTGAAGCACTATTAAATGGAGAAGGTGCAGGTTTAGATGCAGAAGGAAATGGATTAAAGAGATTACATCAACAGGCGTTTGGGTCTAAATTTAAACCAGGGATTCATTTTATTAGAATACTAAACCTAGAAAGTGGCCCAGTGTGGTCACATGTAAAAGCTGATGCAATGTTAAATTGGAAGTTTAAATTAGTTAAAGATGTTGGTGTAGTTATTACAGAGGCCCTAGTTGAGAATATTCAAGAATCTGGTCATCTAGTTAGGACTATTTATAGGTTAGAGAGTAATGATGTAATATGGAAAAGCTATGTGTCAATTAAGACTGTAGGGGATGAATATATCATCTATGCCCCTAGAGCTATAAAGGATATGCAATTTGAATGGGAAGTGTTGAAAGAAGGGAAAAATAGTAAACCAGTAGAGGGCAGATATAAGGGTTTAGGTGCTGTACCGATTGCTCCTTTTTATACTGACTGGGAAGTAAAGATGCAAAGTCCTCCGTTATTTGCTGAGGCGGCGGATTTACAATTAAAAGTGGATAATAGAAACAGCCATTTAAACGATTTTGTTTTAAGGGTACTAGCCTCTCCAGTATTTGTAACTGTAAATGCAGATGAGGAAGATGATAATGGTATAGTTCCTCCAGCGAGTAGTAAGGGATCTGGATTGGATTTACCCCAAGATAGTTCAGCTAGTTGGCAGGCATTAAAAGGTAGTGCAGAAATAGATGAAATCGCTAGAAGAATAATTGAAGATGAAAAACGAATAGAGCTTATGTGTTTAAGCTCATTGGAGACTGAATATCAAGGGGATAAAAGAGTTTTAGAAACTACTGTACGTGAAGGTAGGTCTGTAACAGTATTAGAAGCATTGATGTTATCAGATATCCCGTCACTGGATAAGTTAGCTAGATTTACAGCGCACTTACTGGGTGAAACTGTACCTAATGACGCTAAGATTACAGCATCTAGAGTAAAGCGGGAAGGAGATAAAAAAGATTTAATTGAGAGGGCAGCAAAATGGTTAGAGTTAGATTTAATACCTAAAGAGGTATTCTATAAGATATGGAAAGAAAATAGTGAGGATATTTCAGATAAGCTATGGGAGGAGTTACAACCTTTGTTGGATACTAGAATAGCACTAGATGCAGATATTGAAGTTAAGGAAAAAGAAGTAAGGGATAAAGCTCAGGTTAAAGTTTCTGGTAGTATGGATTTAGACGCTGGGGAGTAGTTAGAAATAGATTTCTAGTAGGTTTGTCTGTATTGAGCTAAGCTCTACAGATCACCTATAGGAATCGTGACGTGCCATGAACAGGGGGGACTATTGTCCCTTACCTGTTTTTTGTGCTATGCACAAGGAATTTTCGTAAATCACTTGACAGGTTCAGGTGAAGGTATAGGCTAGTCGGTGGCGATTTACGATTGCCTCAGAGAGCTATTCTGCTCTCCCCCTGCTCACGGCGGGAACTACTTAGGGATTACGTCCCAGGAGTGATACCATGGCTTTATTAGACTTTGCGGAAGTATTAGCTGACTCAGGTTTAGATAGTGATCCTAATGGAGTACTTGCACGATTAGTTAGAGGGCATAATAAGGAAGAGAAAAGAGCAGGTAAACTTGATAAGCGGGTAGGGGAATTAGATATTGAAGTAGAATCATTAACTGAAAGTGTTGGAAGGTTAGAAGGAAAGAATACAGATACCCATAATAAAAATAGGGATCGTAGAGAATTAGCTGCTGATGATTTTAATAAGTATAAAGCGGAATCTGAAAATAAGTTGACTAAAGCTGAAGAAGAAAAGACTAAACTAGTAGATAGAATCTCCGAACTTGAAACTGAAGCTAAGGTTTCTAGTACATCCTATAAAACCTTACAGGATCAGCATACTGTTACATCCTCAGCTTTAAGTGTGCATGAAGAGGCAGGGTTAGAGCGTAGGCGACATTTAGAGTTAAGTAAAGTTAAACTACCAGAAGCAATACGTGACGGATTGCATACTACTGTTTATTCAAAAATTGAGCACTTTATGGTCCCTAAAGAGGACGGTAAGGGATTTGATCTAAAGGATGATAAGGGGAATATGCTTAAAAGAGACGGGAGAGAAATTGAGCTTCCTGATTTATTGAGCGATGTTAGTAGTGAGAATCCTTTATGGGCAAGTGAAGGATTATCTGGTGCCTTTGTTAAACAAGATAAAGAGTCTAGTTCACTGTTACATAGTGGAGGTGGATTACAAGGATCAGATATTAACCCTGGTGATGATACATCAGGTGATGATATTAGGGAAAAGGCAAGAGAGAAGCGAAAAAAGTAACACTTAGGTTACTACATCCAACTCACTGTCTATAAGGCAGTACAAGGAGAAAATCATGGCGAACTTGTTTCACACTGGAGAACCGATCTTTCAAGGAGTAACCACTGATGAAATCACAGCAGCTGCTAGTGCTCATCTACAGGACCATTCCGTTGCTTATGGCCTAGCAGCTAGTCAGACATTCATTAGTCACTTTGATGATAGTCCTGGTGAAGGGGACAAGATTGATATCAGGTATCCGGATAACCCGCCGGTTGCTGAATTGATCAATAGCCCCACTGCTGGACCAGAGGACATCAAGGAAAAGAAATTTCGACTGGAGATTGAGAGGCATTTCGTTATTCGCCATGTACTGAAGCCACGGGAATTTAAATTCAATCTTCACGACGTGGAGAGGTTTATTATTGCCCCAGCTATGACCTCCTTGGCTAGTGCTCTTAATGGGTACGTGATGTCGAAGGCTGCATTGGTGTCGAATTTTTCTGGTGTTGTAGGAGTGCCTATTACTACACTGACGCAGCTTGAACCTCATGTGACGGTCCTTGATGAGGGGTTTGCTCCAGGAAAGAGATTTGGACTTTTTGTTCCGAATATCTACAATAAAATGGCTACTGCGGATGATTTTGCCCACGTTGACAAAACTGGGCAGACAAAAGTGAGAGAATTCGGGGAGTTGGGGTCAGTGGCTGATGTTACCCCATTTAAGGATTCTGCTGTCGGTAGGAATCTGAAAAGTGATCAGCGGCATACTGCTGGACTTTTTGGCAATGGTACGATAGATGGCGCAGTAGCAGAAGGCGCTGTTATTATGAACCTAGCGGGCGGAGTTGCTACTACAGGTACGCTTGTTCCAGCAGATCTTTTCCAGGTTGTAGGTGTTGAGGGTACTTACGTTATCACTAACAGTACTACCGCTGACGGTACAGGTGACATTGTAGGAGCTACTTTCTCTCCTGCGGCCCCTGCTGGTGGGTTTCCTGATACGAATGTGTTTACCCTCCAGCCCAGTCATACCAAGAATCTAGTTGCTGCCCAAGGTGGTATCATTGCAAGTGCTGTTCCGCCAGTGCTTACCCCGGGAATGTCTGGTGGTACTATCCAGGATGAGGATGGGTTTAGTGTGACATGGCAGTACCATCCAAAAGATGTCGAGTTTATGAAGAGTCATCTCTCCTTTGAAGTTTTTGCAGCTGCTGTGCTCGCTCGTAACGAGTATTGTAGTATCCACGTTTCGGATTTCTAAGCGGGTAGCGTGCCCGTCTTCCCTCCAACTGGAATAGTTGCCGTAGTCGGTAACAGTCAGATTCTACTAAGGTGGAACGCTGTTACCGACGCGGCAAGCTATAATATTTATCGGGACACTGTACTGATAAATACAGTTGGGGCTATTGTGGATTTTGGTAAGCAAGAGGAGTATCTAGATGTAGGGTTAGTAAATGATACTAGTTATAGTTATGAGTTAGAAGTAACTGTAGGGGTAGAGACTAGTGCTAAGAGTACCCCACCTGTTATAGCTATTCCTAAAACTATTTTAATCGAAGAGGATGGTACAGGGGTTCAAGCTGCTAATACCTTTCAAAATTTACAAAGTGCATTGGATTTAATTGCTGGGCGAGGTTATACACATTTTGCAACCATAAATGTTTTTCAGGAGAATGTGCTAATTAGGGGGACGCAGTCGGTTAATACTTCGGTGAGCTATAATAACGTAGGGACGCCGTTAAATATAGAGCAAGGATTATACTATCCAAGAACAGGGTATCCTAATTGTGGAGGGGTGAATAGTGTTAGTGTAGGATTTAGGGGGAGTAATTTATTACTGGCCACTGGCCCTGTAGAAATACCCGAAGATATTAAATTAGCTAGTGCATTGAAGGCTGAACATATTGCATTGAGCTTATTTAATTCTAATAATGAGTTTGCCGATATACCGGGGAATTTAAAAAAGTTTGAGTTAGCTAAAGGTGTACAGTTAGAGAAGTTTCAAGGTAAGTTAGAAACTGGAGAGCAGAAAGAATTACACGGGCAGATTAGAGGATTGATTAAAAAGCTATCTAGTGGGTCTAACTTTTGGCTAGGTGGTCCATGAGTCTAGTCTCAGCAGTTGCAAGTGTAGGGAGTAGGGTAATACCCCTACTTACAGATAATAGTGCTACATTTATCATACCTGGGTTTGAGTTAGGTAAAGTGGATTTAGAAGCACCGGATCCTATTTTAGTAGTTAAAGGAGTATTTAGTCAAGGGGCTACAGAAATACTGATAGAGAACTCAAATGGTGACCAATTTACAGGTATGATACGTGAGGGATGTGGAACGGTAATAGACGGGAATTTATATACTGTAGATGTAGGATCTAGAGTGGATAATAGTATTTTAAGTTTAAAGTTAACTAGTGGGTTACTAGGTGGATTAGTCGGCGGGGAATCAGTTAGTAGTAGCGATAGAAGAATAAATGTTACTAGTACGGTTGAAATTAGCACTGAGAGTTACAACACTAGACAGACTGATGGAGTAGCTTTATTTGGGTTTCAATATATGACACGAGATTTTAGTGTAGTGCCAAAGGTTGGGTGGTATTGTAGGCGAGGAGTGTATAGTGGATATATTATTGAAGTTGAACAGGTTAGGGTTACAATAGTTTGGGTGGGGAAGAAGGGGATATCGAAGTGAATATTATTATTACACAAAGGACTGATAAAGAAAGAAAAGCTTACTATGATGGTATACGCTATGCTCTAAATAATCTTAATCAAAAAGAAAGTATGGAGTTAATGCTTTTAATTGAGTCGGGGAATCTGAATAATTCCTCTAAAGCTGAGCAAGTATAAATGCGTCACCATAAACATATGCGAAGGGTACTTACTAAACAGTTTAATATACTTTATATGGAACAATCCAAAAGTGCTGCTGTAGGAGGTATGGGTAGTGCTGTAGTAGTTGCTCCTGGCCCAGAACAAACTGCAACAGCTACAGGTAGATCTAGGATGTCTGTCTCTACTAGTGTAGGAACGTTAAAAAGGTTTGATCCAGGGGATTTAGGGTCGTATAAAGTACCAGGTAGAAATATGGCATTAAGAGGTATAGCTGGACGACGGTTCGGGGATGATATATTTATATCCATAGGGACAGATTATAGTAAGTATTTAAGAAAATGGGGTTATGAGATGATGGAACACGCACAAGATGGGGCGATTGGGCAAATGGAGATAGATCAGGGTAGGACATTACGTAAGGTGGCTAGAGTATAATGTCTACTAGTATCACATTCCATACAGCAAATGAGGATTTAACAGGTATTACCTTTGCTGATGCCCCACCAATAGGATTAGGAGGTAGGCTTTACGGTTCAAGTGGTAATGTAATATCTAATAGTGGAGTGTCGTTATCTCTACTTGGTGGTGATTCTACTAGGGGGGTAATAAATGGTCTCCCTGAGGGTCCAGGGTATGCAGTTACTTATATATTAAAAGGCTTTGGTGAGAGTAATCACTATTATCAAGGTAGTGTTCCTTACACTTATCGGGTAGTGGCGAATAGGAATACCGGGCTAGAAGGAACTTTAGATGTAAGACTAGCGGCTGATGGGGTTATAGCTGGGAATATTATAACAATTACTGAAGCTATTGTAGGCCAAGGGGATTACATTGTAAAATGGGGCACTGATATCCCAGGGGTTAGGTATAGCTTAACAATTGCCAGTGGTGGATTTGCATTAGGGGAGTATGCTTGGAACAGTGTAAGTGTTTCAGATGTAGGTGCTGCAACGTGGCAGAGAGATGATTTAGGACGGGTAGTGGATATCCTTAATACTCATGTAAATAGTTTTAGTGGATTTGATTTTATAGGTTGGTATGTTAGAGGTATGCATTTTCAGGAGCCAGTGATAGAGGGTACAAGGCCTCAGGTATTTTGTGAGGTATCCCCTGGAGTGTCTAGGATTACTGATGTAATAGGAAGTCAGCTAACGGCGCCACTTAGAAATGGTACTTATATATTCGGGTTATTCTCAAGTGTAAGAAATGAAAGTATATGGAGAAGTGTGTTTAAACAAATGGTTAAAACTTTATCTACGGATTTCCCACCACAGCAAACTACAGTTATAGCAAGAGATTTTGAGGAGCCTAACGAGAGTGATATTAGAGGGAGTAGATATCCTAATTTTGTAGCTTACACTGCACAGTTACCGTATAGATCGTGCGTTAGGTAATTAGAGATAATAAACCTTAGTTGGTGTTATAGGGTGCGCCTTTAACATCAAGGATTAAACTGACAGTGAGGACAAGGACATGCCAGCAGATCTTGACAGTGGCGCGACTATTTTACTAGGGGTGGAATTCGGTGGATTGCGTATAGCCCCAGATGGGTTAACTGTAGAGTCGGGAGTTACTCACCCCACAATTGAGCTAACGGGTTCTATGTTGACCCCTACTGCCAATAACCACACGTATAAGAAATCCGGAGATAGAACAGATCAGAACAAAGAAATTGGTGAGGCCTTCGTTTGGGAGTTAAAGGTTTTCACCTGTGGACCTGATAGTCGAGTGGAATATAAACTATTAAACGATGCGCTGCGATTGGATCCTGATGGGAACTTCATTGGTAAACAGGGAGTTCTTATGGTTGAAGGTAGTCAAGATCTGGCACCTAGTCCAACTAATACGGTTTTGGGATTCCAGATTCCTGGAAACCGATTAGGACCGATAGGTGGGAATGTTGGAGATCCAAAGGAGTATACGTACACTACTCCTGTTAGTGGAGCTATTGAGGAATTAACTACGGTTATTGCTCAACCTACTACTCTAGTTGCTCTAGAGACTGGACCGACTACAATTGATCTTACTTGGGATGCTGATAGTGAACTATTAGTAAATCACCAGGGCATTTTCAGAGTTAAACACTATGATATCTTTCAGAGCTTGACTACCAGTGTAGGGTTCGTAAAGGTTAATACGGCCCCTGTGTTAGCTAATCAGAATGGAAATACCTTCACTGCAACGGGGTTGACTACTGTTACACAGTACTTCTTCTATGTCGTTGCGCGAGGTATCTTTGGAGACGGCGATTCATCTCCAATTAGCGCTGAAGCGGAAGATACCACGTCGTAAGTAATAAAAAAGGCTGGCCCTCCAGGGTTGACGTTAAGCGACACACCTACTGTAGCCCGTGTCGATACCTGCGTCAGGGCCAGTCTTTTTACCCGTTTTTAGTTTCAATTTTTAACCCTTCCAACTTTGCCTCAATTAACCTTTCCTTTACTTGGAGTTTACCATGAAGTCTTTTACCCCTGAAGTGATCCCACAAGTTGAATCGTTTAACGATCCATACGAATTAGGTGCTACATTTTTAATTGGTAGACTAGGGTCTAGTAAAAGTGGCAGCAGAGAGGTTGAAGCGTTCATTACAAAGGTTAACCAAGGTAAAAATAAAGCTAAACGGGAAGCTATGAAGCGGGCTAAATTACTGGCCCCTAAAGCTAGTGGGCTTGTAGATATATATAGTCTAATGGGGGAAGATCAGGTTTATGGAGAAGAGTTACGAGATATTGATGAGGAGGAAAATAGAAAGGAAGATTATCACAGTGAATTAAATGCTATTTCGGTTGTTAGGGGTTGGAGTGGTAAAGCGTTCACGGAGAAGGAATTACCTATTGATGGAGCTTTTGATAATGATCGTATAAGGGAAATGATATTTGAACCTCATGGACCTTTAGAGGATGAAGAGGATAAGCAAGTTATTGTTCAGCGGTTTAAGAATATTGAAACAGGTGAAATGATTAGTAATCAGAGTGATATTTTTGATACGATTGAGACGATGTTTGATAAGGTTAGTAAGGAGTGTGTCAAGAAAGGTGAAGCTGAGGAAAAGAAGCTTCAGGATGAATTCAATAGATTAGAATTTGATGGTAAGCAGAAATTTGAATATGAAGCTATGGCGTTACAGTATAGGGATAAAATAAGAGAATCTTATAAAAACCTGCGTGAAGAGTATGATAAGAAGGCCTATACTAAGTTAGAAAAAATGGGTTATGCAGAGTTACCCTTTTTCAGCTACACCTTACGTGTAGCTTTAGCATTGTGGATAGTTGAAAAGGCTGTAGAGGTGGAGGCTAACTATAATAGAAAAAAAGGGACATTTCGGAGGGCTTAGCTGAATGGGCTAGGTTTCAATCGTTTATATCACGGGCGTATGACGCACCGTTTGATCCATTTAAACTATGGAGAAAGCACGTCAAGCGTGGTAATGAAACCTGCTATAAATGTTTAAAGCAATTCTCTGGTATGAGAATGTGCCCCGAGTGTGGGGGATGGACTATACCACAATTACCCCAGTCGTACTTCCCAGGATGGGTAGGACATACTGATAAAGAAACAGGGGAGTGGATAACTGATTTACCAGATATCATATTAGGATTCCCAATAATGGATGCATCGTTGCAAGATGTGTTCATTACTAACTGGCAATGTTTACCTGGGGATTCTATGGGAGTACCTAGTTTTTCGCCTAATGAAATGCTGGCTTTTGATAGAGATTGTAGGTTAGATAATGAAGACTTGGAATTTTATGGTGAAGTACTACGGAATATGTCTAGTGGGTATAGAAAAGGTTATACTCAGGCTGGTGAGTATAAAGATAGATTAAAAAAGCAGAAACAAGGTGTGAGATAGAAAAGTGCCTAATGTAGCAGCAGATGGTTTTGAAACCCCGGTTAGACTGGGGTTTAAGCAGTTTGAGGGGGATTCTAGTAGAATCCTTAAAACTGTTGATAAGACTGTTAAAGGGTTGGATAGACTATCTAAACCTATAAAGGCTGATATTAGGCAGTTTTCGCAGGATATTAAAGGGGCGGTTGGTAAGGTAGAAAAGTTAGAAAAAGGTATTGATAAACTAGGTAAAGGTAGAACTAGAAAACCTTTAATATCAAAGACTGAGAGAGATAATCTAAAAGGTTTAAGTGATGGTATAGATAAAGTTGGCTTGAAGGCTAGTAATTTAGTTAGAAAGCAGAATTTAGTAAATAGCGTGATGCGGCAAACTGGGGTTTCGGCTCAAGTTGCTGGTCGCGCTGTTTCTGTTTATGCAGGGAATTTAGACCGGGCTGAGAAAGAAGCGGTACAGTTAGCTAGAGGATTAGGTAAAGCTAAAAATGAAACTAATAGATTAACTGAGGCACAGAAACGAGGGAATAAAACTACAAGTAAGGGTAGTAATCAGTTATTAGAAATGGGTAAGCGGGCTGCTGGGTTAGCCTTAGCGTATGTCGGTGTTCGACAAGGTCTAGCCCAGATAGGTCAATCTACTGATGTATTTTTACAATTAGAGGACAACTTACTAGGCACTCAGGCGGTTACCAATTCAACGTCTGAGGAAATGAAAGGGTTATCTGATCAGACTAGAGAGTTAGGTAGAAGTACAAGGTTTACAGCGATTGAGGTAGCGAAAACTCAGCAGATACTGAGTAGAGCTGGATTTAGTATGCGGGAAACGGTTGGAGCGTTACCGTCATTATTAAATTTTGCATCAGCTGCACAATTGGATTTAAACAGTGCTACTAGTATTGGTGCTGATATACTACGGAGTTTTAATAGGGATGTTAGGGAGTTAGAGAATGTATTAGATATATTGGCGTTTGCGGCGAATAGGGCGAATACTGATGTACGGTTACTAAGTCAAGGCGCAAAGTTTGCGGCGCCAGTGTTTCAGGCTACAGGTCAAGGAGTGGATGTTATGTCCGCTGCTTTGGCTACTTTAGCTGATAGAGGGTTAAAAGGTGAACTAGGAGGCACTGGTCTACGAATATCTATCCGTAGTTTGATTGCCCCCACAAAAATAGCTACTGAAACACTAAAGAAGATGGGGATCAATCTTGAGGATGTTGATTTCCAAGGGGAGAACCTAATAGATGTTATAAATCTATTAGCTGAGAAGAATTTGGGCGCTGCTGAGTCGTTTAGAATATTCAGTGCTCGTGGTGGTACGTCAATGCTAGCGTTGACTGCTGGGGTAGATAAGTTTAACGAGATATATACTGAAATGGGTGAAGGTGTTGACGGTACTACTAAACGCATGTCTGAGACGATAGAGAGTGGACTTGGCGGTAGTACTAGACGATTAGTTTCAGCTGTTGAAAGTGCAAGGATAGCGTTTAGTGAAGGCTATGTACCGGCATTGATGGAGAGTCAAAAGCGGACGATTGAGTTATTAAATACAAGTGAGGATACTTTAATTAGTTTAGGTAAATTAGCTGGTGGGGTGTTGAATATTACGTCGGCTTGGTTGAACTTTATTACGGGGACGTCGTTGGTTAAGGGATTGTCTAGTAATATAGATGAGATTACAGCTTCTACTGTTAAAATGCAAGAGCAGTGGGGGTTGACAAGTAAGGCTATAGCTGGGGGGGCGGAGACTATAGATGAAAGATTAAAGGTTGTTCATGAGCAGTTAAAGAGAAATATAGCTCAGGCTAAGTTGTTTAGTAGTCAAACCCCAGAACAAAAACGTAGACTTGGTGATAAACCTTTAGAGGCACAAAGGCAGATATTTGCACTTAGAACTGAAATAGAAGCCTTAGAGGCTGCGCAAGACGGAGCCAATATAGCTGCTATTGAAGCTGCCGAGATAGCAGATGAGCAAGCTAAAGCGTTTGCCCGGGAAGAAAAAGAAGCTAAGTCGGTTGCACTTGGAGTCGAAGCTGTATCTAAAGCTAAACAGGATGCGAAGGTAATTACACGGGGGTTAAGATCTGAGATAGAGAAGCTAGAGATTAAGTTAGGTAAAGCAAAGAATGCCTTAGATTTAGGGGTGTTGAGTTTAGGTAGCTATAATAAAGAAGTTGAAAGACTTAATGGGCTAATACATGATATTGAGGTGGATAAGTTAGCTCAAGAGATTGAAGGGCTAAAAGGGTTATTGGAGTTGACTCGACCAGAAATGGTTATTGAGGCTAAAGTTGAAACTAAGGAGATTGATGCACTAGAGAAGCGACTGGATAAAGAATTAACATTAAGAATTGTTACCTCTATAGGGACGCCGGGGATACCAGATTTAGATAGCGGTTCAGGTGAACCTTTAGATATCTTTAACCCTGCTGATGACATTGAGGGTATTAAACAATTTGGTAAAGAGTATAAAAATCAACTAACCAAGGCACAGAAAATAACTGAGAAATTTGAAGGACAATGGGGGAATGTAGCCGATGCTATATTTCTTGCTGGAGATGCTATCTCTAGTATGGACAGCGGGTTAGGAGGTTTACTTAAATCTGTTAGTAGTTTAATACCGGCGTTCGAGAATTTAGCTAAGGCTAGAGCTAGCGGAGATCAGGTAGCTATAAATAACGCAAACGCTCAGTTGGCGGATGCAGTACTAGGTGCTGTGGGGACTGCTGCTGGGGGTGCGTTAGCTGGTGGTGGTACTTCTTCTTTTGGTGGAGAAAAAAGTGGTACTTTTTCTGAGGAAGGAGCCTCTATAGGAGGAATATTTGGAGGTACGGGGGCTTTTGTTGGCGCAGTTTTAGGGGCGTTCTTTAAGAAAGCTGGCGATACAATGGTGTTGCAATTCTCTCAGGGGCTAGATAATATAGAGTCGAGGGTTCAAGCTAGTGAGGGTTTAGAGGAGATTGCTGGATTCATTGCAGATCAGTTTGCTGGATTGTTTAATACTCTAGAGGATGAGTTAGGTCTAACTGTATTTGAGGGGTTACAGGGTCTGGAGATAACTATAGAGAATGAATTGGCTACTGTTAGAATAGGAGGGGCTGTAAAAGGATTTAGAGGAATCGATAGTTTATCACAAGCTATGGCATTTGCAGCTGAAAGATTACTTAGTATGAATGAAAATGCGGAGGGGCTAGGGGATAATGTACGACAGGTATTTGAGAGAATAGGTGGACCATCAGAAGTAGGAGATTTTGAAGAACTAAGTGGGGCATTAAATCTAGCTATTGCAATGGATCGTCTAAATGATGGTCTTGATATTACACGCTCTACCACTGAGCTGTTTTTTGATAATCTACAAGATAAGACAGAGGAAAATCTTGAATTACAAGGAAAATTTAATTTAGTAGCTGAAGATGTTCTAGCACTTACAGATAGAGCAATAGAACAGAAACGTAAAGAGTTAGGATTAGGTAGGGATACTCTATTTGGGGCTAGTAATATTGCTCAAGGATTCGCTGACTTAGCTAGAGAAATGGAGGGATTCAATACTGGAATAGATAAAGAATTGAAATTTAGAGAAAATCTTACATCTAATAGGGAAGGCTATATAGAAGGAGTAATAGAGGAAACAGTAGCTATAGAGAGGTTATCAGAAGGTATATCTAATATTTCTGGTGCTACTACTGAGGCAGCAGATGCAGTAGACCAGGCGATGTCAGATATTGTACGTCAGGGTTTCAAAGATAGACTAGAAACGATATCTGAGGGTCGTGGCGATTTATCTATAGATAGTAAAGTAGATAGTATGGAAGCTGGGTTTGATAAGACTATCGAGGCTTTACAGGATGCTTTAAGACTAGATGTAGCTAGAGATCAGGCTGAGGCGTTGGGTTTAAGTTTAGAAGAGATACCAGAGAAATTCAGTGCTGAAGATATTGCAGATGTTTTCCGTAAAGGAGCAGCTCAGGCAGGGACTTCTCTTATTACATTATTGCAACAAGTTAAAGGAGAACAATTTGGTATTGCTAAATTACAAGAAGCTGCTGCTATTGAGTATAAACTACAATTAGCAGCTCAGATAAGAGAAACACAACGTTTTCTTGAAATAGCAGACGATGCTAGTAAAAGCTTCTTGAGAGGTATTCTAAATGAGGCTAACTCATTACTTGGTGATCTAGAGTCTGGTGAGGTAAAGTTTACATCTCAAAAGCCAGGTAGGGGTAAAGGTAAGCAAAGACGAGAAGAAGCACGACGGGAAGCTGAAAAGGCTGCTGAACAATTAGAAGAATTTAATTTAAATTTAAGTCAGTTGACCTTAAATGCATCTACTGCTAGTGGTACCCTGGGTGATCTATCGTCTAGATTACTTGATATTGTTACAATTGGCCAAGAAGCGTTAGATATAGGTGCTTCAGCTGAGGATGTTCGACGGCAACAAGGGTTATCAATAAGAGGAGAACGACAAGAATTATTGAGTCCCTTTAGAGAAGCTGCCGGGAGTAATTTCCTAACTGAGTCAGTGGATATTGAACAGCAGCGCCAAGACGCTCTAGAGAAGGCTAAACTTATAGCGCAGACTCAGGCAGATTTATTAGGTGTTCCGTTTGAAGTAGCTTTTGCATCTATGGAGCTGGTGATAAACCGCGGCTCGAAACAGATGCAGAATGCCTTAACTAGGGCAATGGTTTCAAGTTTAGGTTTACCTCTAGAAAAAGTTAGAGATGGACTTAAAGCTTTTAGATTAAGGATGAAGGATTTACATCTTGCATTTAAAACTGGGGCTATTAGTGAACGTAGATACCTAGATTTATTACAGCAGATACAGACTCAACAGGATCAAGCTGTTGGTAGTGAGGCTTTAGGATTAGCTGATAAATATTATAAAGGAGTTATTGATGGGGAGGAGTTGCGACGTACCTTAGCAATAGCTAATTTTGATCTGGAATTATCACAAGCTGAGCTGAGATTTAATAGATTACTACTTGAAGGAGCTTTAAGCCAAGAAATTATTGAGAGTGTAAGTGGAATGCTACAATTTATGAGAGATAACCCCCCCGATTGGGATGCGTTTTTTACTGGTGGTCCAAGTGATAAGTTAGGTGTAGGGAGTAGAATTAGTAGTACAGGTCCTACCGCTGTTACAATAGTAGAGGATAATTTTAAATCACTAATAGACTCTATAAATGGATTCTTAAGTCAATTCGATAGAGTAGACATAGGTAGATTTGAGACCCAAGCGAAAGACTGGATTGATGCTATTGGTGGTTTTAATCAAGATATTGATGCTGCTCTTACTGATAATACGGCTCTAATAAGTAGCCTAGGGGTTTTATCTAATTCTGTATTTGGCATTTCTGATATAACTCAGTTGACAAGTGAACAGTTAGATGAACTTTCTGCACTATTTCCTACTTTATCGCCTTTAGCACATGAGCTAATAGCGCTAATTAGGTTAGAACAAGAACTTGATGCTATCTCTGGTCAGGCCTCGGGTAAGATATTAGATCTATACGAAGGTACCTTAGAGGTTACAAATCAGTTAGCACAAGAATATCAGAATATCAATAATGAATTTGCTGATGTTATAGCAGCACTAGATATTCTTGGTGGTACAGCTGAGGAACTTGCCCGTGCTGAGGAAATAAGGTTAGAAAGAATCGCCGCCTTTTGGGAACTTACTTTAAGTGGAGTTAGAGGGTTAAGTGAGGAATTACGCGGTGGTAGTCTCGGTGGGATATCTGCACGTAGGCGTGTTGATGTAGCTGAGGATAGAGTTGATGAATTACGAGCTAGATTAGAAGTGGATCCATTGGATTTTGAAGCGTTAGGTGAAATAGAGCAAGCTGTTAGAGATTTTATTGATGTACAGAGAGAATTTACAGGTGGAGCTGGGGCTGAGTTTGGATTAACCATTCAAGAGATGTTGGCATTCTTAGATACTATTCAACCACCAGATTTAACTAATGAACCTCCGTTAGCATCTCCAGATGTAACATTGAGAATGGATGTACAGACGGTAGAGCTGCAAAGTGTCAATGAGAAGTTGGTAGAGCAGAATTTGCATATGTTGGAAATGTTGCAGTTGAATAGAGATCGGATAACAGTGACGCAGATTCAACATGATGCAGAGATAGAAAATCAGAGTGCAATAGGTGGAGCTACTATTGAAGCTATCGAAGGGTTAGATAGTGTAACAAGTCCACCAAGTTAGGTAATGTGGGGTTATAGGGTAGTAGCATGATATTGGGGGTTGACATGGTTGGAACTAAGTGGTAAAATACTTAAATTAGATTTAACTTTTTTTACTTGGAGTTTTAGTGATGGAAAGAAAATCAAGATTCGATCCTACACATACACCTATACACAGTTGGTTTGGATTATCTTATGTATCTTTTCTAACCCTTCCTAGAGTGTTAATGGAGAATATGCCACAGGAATGGCAAGTAAAAATGAGTGAATTACTAAAGGAATATGAAGATGAATTCCCTGGTATAGAATCAGAAATTGATGAACAAATTAGTTAAAATTCCTGAACGAATAGTGAATTATCGCAGACCTGATACAGATTGGATAGAATCGATGAGGAAAACTGAAATATAATGTTACTCTACATCCTATGGGACATGGTCCTACAAGGTCCATCACCGGGTAATATATTACGGTTCTCCAATCGTAAGTATGTAGACGTGTCCGCTAGTGTTGGGCTATATGGTAAATCTTATAGAGCATCGTGGACCGATAAATCCTTCGATACTCTACAGATCAACATGATGAAATATAAAGTAGAAGGCGGGAAGGATAAAGATGGAAGTCATATTACATCTACAGGCGGTATGAATCCACGTAGAATTACGTCTATTGAGGTTGTGAATACTAGACTAGGTGAAGGACAGGATAGAGAATTAGATTATCTATTTGAAGTTGGAGGGGCTTATACTTTACGTGGTACTGTAACTGGACGAATGGCTTTCGGTCCTGATACTGGAATACAACCAGATATAGGAGACTTTGAAACCTTTTTTACTGGTGTAGTAAATACTAATCCTGGTAGGGATCTAGGTAAGAATACTGTAACGTGGTTTATGGAAAGTAGACTACAAGGTGAGACTAAGGGACCACTATTAACTGAGCGGTTTAATGGGATGGCTAGGTTTTATGAGATGGCCTTTAAAGAGTTATCCATTGCTCCTCCGGTGTTTATCTTAGGTGATTTTACAGTACAGATGTACGTATCGTTTAGTGATGATGATGGATCGATTTTCCGTGTTGAAGATAGTGGTACTGTAATGTTTGAGATATTCTTTGATGATGCAACTAATACACTAAGAATAGGGGTGGACGATCGTACTGATGTATATACAATAGCTGTAGTTAATATAGTTACTTTAACAGACTTTCTTTTTGTTACTGTCGCGTGGGATAAAACTGGAGGAGTATTTAATGCCTGGATTGATAGTGTGAAAGAATTAGATGACGAGCCAATAGTAACTGATATATTAGGTACCGCTAGTGATCTAACTTTAAGTGATACATCATATAGTAGGATTAGATTTTCTACAGTTAGAGTCTGGGATTATGTTAGAACTCAACCTGAAGTGCTACGTACCCTAGGTGTAATAGATCTATCTGATGAAACAGATATGCTTATAGATTGGGAATTTGATGAGGGCCGTGGGGATACAATAGTAGATCACAGTGGAAATAGTAATCATATAGTAATTCCAGCTAGTACAGGCGAATGGAAAAGTATTGATCATGGTGAAGCATTTCAAGAGGGTGAAATTAAACCTTTAGCTTTAGGAGATATATTTAGTGCTCCTGTAAAGGAGATAGATACCCGATTAGATAAAGGTATGGTGTCGTTGGTGTTACATTCGATAAATAGAGTATACTCACAAGGTATGCCATTAGTGTTTGAGACGTTACCTATATCTGCACAGTTTACATTCAATCATCTGTCAAAAACGGTTAAATACTCCTCAGCATTGGCTACCCCTGTATTTGGGGATACTTATATAATAAATCAGCAAGTGGAAATAGTTGCTAGTACGAATTTTGATGGAATTATCACTTTAGTTCTATCTACTCCTAACCCTGAAAGGGGTCTTAGGCCCGCTGGGTTAGATTATCTTTTCGAACTACAGTTTGTAGATCCAGGTTGGACAGTTTCAGGTACTGAAGCCGCAATATTTACAACGATAGTTGGACAGGCTAATTGGGAGACTACTACGGGACCTTTTGATATTCCTAACTTAATACAGTTTAATAGTGATCCTATAGGGCCACTGTTTGCTAATGTGATAGGTGATCCAGCTATTCTTGCTACGAGTCCTCCTAGTCCTGGCTTTGTACCACCAGGGGATATTTCAAATTTACTTGCACAAATGATGAAACTATATGGACCAAAATGGAATGACACGATATTTCCTCTTCCTGTATATGGGAATATTGATTTTAGAGTGGGATACTATGTAGATACACTAGAAACTACTGAGAAGGCTGTAAATAAAGTATCTGAAGGGTGCCTGGTGTGGACTACTGAAAGTGGGGAAGGTACTATTGGGCTACAACAATTTAAGTTTCCTGAGGACCTTTCTGGTGCTGAAGTTATTCATGAGTCTGAAGTAATCAAAGTAGAGCAGCCTCATTTTAAAGATCATGGATTAAATAGATTAACTTCGTTAGATGTGCGGCATTCAAAATCATGGGTTACAATGGAGGATAGTTCTATCCCTGCCGCAGTGGATCCTGATACTAGAGCCTTTATTACAAAACAGTGGCGTACTATAGCAGTCGGGGAAGTTAATCAGATAGATGTAATAACTCCAACTTTTAATACGTATGTTAATAGTAGACTGCCGGCTGGTAATATAGGTGAGGATGTTCTTCGATTGTCACAAGGTACCGTCCACTTTATAACCTTTAGATTAGATGCAATGAGTCAACTATCTTCATTCCAACAAGGTACTCTTGTCAATGCTGATTTACCCAAGTACAACCTACCTAATTTAGTCGGTGTAAGCTTTGGTCCGATATTATTTCCTACAATAGGTCAAATTACAGTAGCAGTCTGGAGTGAACAATGACGCCTTATATAGGTTATAGTAATCAAGTAGAATTGGCTACTGTTATAGCCGATGATGGAAGTGATTTTTCCTTTGTGACTAGTCGCCCAGTTGAGGTTGTTGGGGTAATGGACGCTGCACTTACATCATTAGAGATAATTACCCACTGGGGTGGGGATATAAAGGTTATGTCATCTGTTGCTGTGTATGGGCATAATGTTACTACGGCAGTAGTACCTGCGGTAAGTCCCACTGTACAAGTAAGATTTTACGATAATGAGGTGCCCTTATCTGGTATACTGCTTGCCGATAGTGGAACACAATCCCTGACTGAAAATTATCTGCACACATCATCACTAGGAATATCTAATCAACCTAGACAGTTTCTGTATACATTTACAAAGAATGAGGCTGGTAGACTGGTACCTGAAGTATTCTCGGCTAAAAGTATTCGTTGGAACTTCACATTTGGAGCTGCATTTATATTAGAAATAGGCTCTTTATGGGGAGTTAAAACCATAGCTTTAAGTCCAATTGCTGAATTAGGTAAAGAGTCTGGACTAAATACTATAGTATTTTCGAAAGTTATTAGAACTCAGAAAGCTGGAGTGGTCTCTCAGGACGATACCAATATTGGACTTGTAGAGTTAGGGTTTCCGGTATTATCCGGTAATGATAAAGAAACACTAACTGATTTATCTAAACGAGTAGGAGATTCTAATCCGTTCTTTTTACATAAATATCCTGGGTTAAGTCAACAGTTGAATAGAAATGATGAAGGTGGAATTGTAAGGTTTATACCTAAAGGAGTAAAGATTAACCATTTAGGCAAGGAAAATGGTGGGGATGATTTGTATGAAATGTCTAATGTTGCATTAACCTCCTGGAGGTAAAGGTGTCTAGCTTTAGTCCTAATAATCCTTCAGTAGTCCCTCCAGTTAAATCTTCAACTGTAGATGCTGTAGAGATAAATTTATTTAACTCCAAGATTGTAACCTTTAACGTAGATGGATCTATTGAGATTGATGGTGTATTTGTTGAGAGAATAGTTCAAGTACAAAGCTTTGTAAAAGGACAATTTGTTACGATAGGTTCTCCATGGATTTTAAGTCTACAGACATCATCTACAGGCCAAGCTGATGGAATTGTTATAGATAGTAATGGGTTGGAATTTTTTGTATGCATGATAGATGGGAGTGTAATAGATTTACCTAGTCATGGAAAAGGCTCAGTTGGGGTTACTTTATGGGGTAGCGGTTCAGGTAATACTACAACTTCTAGACCAAATAGCGGTAACGTCTTTCAACGAGTTGCTAGAGTTAAAACTGTTGATGAAATAGTACTCAAAATTGAACACCCAGTAACCTTTTAGGGGGGCGTATGAAAAGAGTAACTTGGACAACTATAGTAATCTATTTTTTCGCTGTAGGGTTACGGGGGCAGAATATTTCTGTACCTGGAGCGAATATGCCTGTGTGTAACGTAACAAATCACGCTAAAACTATAACTATAGAGGATCCGGACTCTTATGAGGATTGTAATACTGGGGGAGGTACAGGATTTCCACCCCATGACTGTACATGTTACTGGGATGGTGCTACAGGAGTGTGGCTACTCCATACTCATAGTTCTATTGATAATGACCTTGTGATTAACGAATCGGGTGCCGCAGTGGATTTTCGTATTGAGGGGGATACCAAACCCAATTTATTCGTGACAGATGGAAGCGCGGATGAAATTGGTATTGGAACGGCAGACCCTGACGGAACTTTACACGTCATGCAGGCGTCAGCAGGGACCGTGACCGCGGGAAGCGCGGGGAACACTGCTGTATTTGAAGCTGCTGGAAATAATGGAATCTCTATTCTGGTCCCCGACGCCAATAGGGCCAATGTGAACCTGGGTACCGAATCCGATAACGTTGGCGCCTTTCTCCAATGGGATTTCACCGCTGACTTGTTTAGCATTACGACGGCTAATGTCGGTGCAGAGATCGTGCTGAAGACCGCTAATCAGGTTGGGGCTGTATGGATCGATTCTGATCAGCGTGTAGGCATAAACGATAGCTTACCTGCAAGTCGCTTTCATGTCACTCTTGACAGCGATGAGGCTGTGTGTATCGAGACCTCAAGTGGAACCTGTTGCAATTATGGGGAACTGACTAGTCCTCCTAGCTCTCCTAATGATTGTGATGAGTATACAGACACTAGCGGAGCTAAGTGCTTTCGCTTATCAGGTGCGTGGACGGTCGTTGGATCGGGTACATGTGCCTAAACTTACTGAGGAACTAAAATCATGAGACATTTTGCGATTGTAATTCTTGTACTTTTCACCGGGTGCTCACCTTTAGTTTACGACCCTATACCTACCACTTTAATCCACGGCTCCTTAGTAGCTTCTAATATTGAACCTGTACGGGTAACTACTATAGAGGAGGATGAAGCTATAAATGTCTTCGATAGGATTATTGAAGCTGAGGGGTTAGGTGTTGATACGCAGCGGACTGAGGGGGGAGAATTACCACCTAATGTTTTAACTCGCGCAGATTTTGCTAGACAAGAGGTTTCATGGTGTAGTGAGGAGGATACAGATGAATTCTGTGAAAATGAATTCAAAAATGCACTGTATCTATATGGTAAAGCCTTTTCTATAGAGGGTGGTTTTCTCTGTGATGGTATGACTAGGAAAGCATGTATGGATGAAGGTAGGTCTACAGGTTGGTTTCCTGGTACAGAGATTGTTACACTAACAAAAGCAGACCAATTAGTTGAAAAAAAGATAAGTAAAGAGCATGAAAAAAATCAGGATCGAGGACGAAAAATTAGACTTGAGCGACGTCAAAGAGATAAAAGTAGGAGTAGGAGTAACCAATAGGCTAGGACAAGTGAGGTTATAAGTAATGAGTAGTGAGCCTAGTAAAGTTAGGGAGATGCCGGAGGTAGTGAAGAAGTGGATTGCCGCCGGTAGTCCCAGTATTGAGGAACTTCAACAAATGGTGGAGCAAATGAAGGGGGGACAACTCCCAGTTGAGTTATCTGAAACACGGTTACCTACTAATTACAGATTCTGGGGGATAGCTATTGGTGTTATTATGTTTTTTGCAGTTAGTGGTTATAAAATGGGGGGTAAAGATGTAGATACAGCTAGATCATTGAATATGTTAACGTTAAGAGTTGAAGCAGTAGCTAAAATAGTTGGACCTATTTCTACTGCATTAGATGGGGTTAGATTGGAAATAAGCGGTTTAAAGGATGAAGTGGTTAGATTGCAGCGTAGTCAAAGTGGGTATGATATAGAATTGGCACAGACTAGAACTGATATTGAGGCGTTAGAGAAAATACTTACTAATACTATAACCAATGGTGATAAGAGATCTATTGATTTGTTTAATAGCTTAAATAGTAAAGTTATAAGAAATGAGAATCATCTCAGTACCCTTAAAGGAAGATTCAATGCAGTACATGAGTAACACAAGTAACGAAAGGAGGTAGTAAATGAGCATATACGAGACATCTAATCGTCGTGATGATGATGATGACGATGATGAACCCCCACCGACTCCAGCTACTTAAGGTTTTGATGTATTCGCGGGTATACTCTACCCGCATCTTTTTCCCTGGATATGTAGTTTTTTTATCCTTCACCCTGGAGTCACTTCTAACCTTTTTAAAGGAAGTAACTCATGTCCACAATTGGAAAAACTGAGCAACTCAGAGACGCACAGAGGGTTATAATTGATCCTTTAGGAGAAGACTTAGCTTTCGAGCTACGAGGAGAAGCTACTATAGGGCTTGTAGAACAGACACTATGGACAGCGAACGTAACAAAACATTGGAATTTAAATGCTGAATCGTTTTATATAGCATCAGATGAAGAAAATGATAAAGACGTGGAAATATCTCTAGTAGTATTAAGGGAAGGAGGTATTCAAGAGTCTTTATTTGTATTTACAGATGTAACTGATGGTAGAACCCCTATACTACTTCCAGGGGGTAATATGTTAGCTATTCAGCATGGTATCGCACTGGGAGCTATAGAAGGTGATATATGGATAGGTAGAGATGGGCCATCATTTAGTATGGGTGTACCCTCTAATGTTCCCGGTAATCCTATAGGTGGAGGAGAAGTAGAAGGTCATATAGCAAAGGATAAACTAGTTACACGTCACCCATTTTTTACTATTCCACATAGGATTACTAACCACCATTATCAGGATAAATGGAGAGCCTTAGTAGTTAGAGGTCAACATTACTGCACTGAAAAGGTAGAGGTAGCTATTTATGCTTATCCTGCACTGATTACTAGTGGTAAACCCCGCTGGGAATTAGATAGACAGAGTTTTAGTGGGAATAGTACACCATTTGAGTTTTCTCCTGCAATAGGTGTAATTAGAGGTGAACCATATATATCTCCCGACTTGCGTGCTGGATTACTCTCGTCTCAAGGTGAAAATAGAATTTTTCTAGCAGGTAGTAGGTTTGAAGTGACAGGGATATCTAAGATGGGGGCTAATGTAAGTGTACAGAGTAGGGTGACCATTGCGTTAGTTAGAGATGGGACTGAGTTTCAAAGGGATTTATCCCCTCCGTAGACTGAAATCTGAGTGACGGGGGTGTCAAGTTTTTGTGAGTGAGTTGTAGTTAGATTTATATGAGTAGGGTTGACTCAAGTTCTATGCTACTGTGCTAGAGAAATTATGTTCGTCTTATATAGGGGTGGGGATGAAAATAGTTGAGAAAAGACTTGACATGAACAGGGTGGGGTATTAGGGTGGTCTTGGCTGCTGGCGGTCGAGGCCTATGGGTGAGGACATTGACGTCGACCGTCAGTAGTCTCTCTCTAAGTCTACGTTTGCTTGTGAGAGACGATCCTTGAATCTTGGTCCTCGTGTGCGTGCGGTAGGTGTGCGTGTGGTAGAGGATCTAGAATCTACGTACCGTATCCAATTCAGGGTGCGGTAGAGTGGAGATACAACAATGAAGAAATGGGACGTGATGGTGCAGGTGGTTGGGTGGGTGAAGATAGGGATGGTAGAGGCTAAGAACGAAACTGATTATTTAAGTCCAACTAGTGTCGAAATAGAAGTTTGTACAATTTGTGACCTTTTAACTAAGTTAGGAGTATCTTTACCAAGAAATAAAGGTTTACAGTATCTTACATCTAAGCTATGTTCTCTATTCCAAGAGGTAAAAAACTTCTCATATACAACAAATGAAGTTAAAATTGGTGATGTAGAATCAAGTGAGATAAAACAAATACTCCTTAGAGATGTAAATTTGGTGGAGGGGCCATCAAGATAGCAGATAAAAAGAGAGTAGAAAAAGAAGTACAAAGTGAGGAGAGGAAGTCTAGTAGAAGAGCAGCACTTCTTAAATTTAACTCCTTATGAGAGGAAGTTAGATATGAACGAACAAATACAAATTGATGAACTTCGACGTGAGTTAGCTGAGCAAAAAGAAAAGCTTGGACTACTTGAGGAGAAGTGTAAGTTGTCTGAAGCGTCAACAAATACTACATGTAATAAATTCATGAAAGTTGCGGATGATACTATGGAGTTGGTACAGAAGATGTCCACTGTCATGGATAAGGTAACAAAGAAATATCCAGTTGAACCAGTAGATCCACTTTGGAGTCTAAATTGAAAATGCAGACTACACCACTATGTATACATTCTCAGTAGATGAGCTAATCGAAGCGCATACGGGTAGGTCTACCCAAGAAACAGCTAAAATATTAGGCTGTTCTGTTGGTATTGTCTATGCTAGGTGTAAAAAATATAATCTGTTCTATCTCAGATTCCAGTATAGACAAGCTAAACAAAGGGAGCGCCTTGAAGAATGTCTTAAAGGTACAACGCTTAAAGAAGCTGGAGAAGGCTTAGGTATATCCAAACAGGCTGTAAAATCTTTAATAAACACCTATGAGATAGACAGAGAAAAGTTTCCTCATAGTGTATCAAGTAAGATTAGGTTAGACCCTGTACTAAATGGGTTAGAATTGAATATTAGAGATCTGAATAAATTGGGGTTCCAACTTCATCTTAATAGCGGTTCTAATATGTTTCCCGGTAGGAGTTTTAGAAGTAGGTGTTTAAATAAAACTATTAAGGCACTCTCTAGAGATGGTTGGTCGATAAAGGATATAACTGAAACGTGTAGAACGAGTAGAAGTAATGTATCAAGGATTAGAAGGGGATACTAAATTTTTAAAGGGACCATAGCTCAGTGGTTAGAGCCACCGGCTCATAACCGGTTGGTCGACGGTTCAAGTCCGTCTGGTCCCATTACATTTAGATAAAAAGGAAATAATGAAACTTCAGCAGAAAAAGTCTAAAGAGATTCCTCCAGGTGGGGGTGCATGTTACTGGTGTGATGGTCAACTATATAGAAATAGTAAAACCAAGGAGTGGACCTATCTTGAAATAGAGGATAATGGGTATACCCGTAGTGTACATGTACATCAGTGTGGAGGGCCTAATGGAGAATCAGTGTTTAAGGATAGGGTGGAGTACTTAAAAGGAGAGTTAAAATGATCGCATGCTTAGTCTATAAGTGTCGAATGTGTGGTGATAGAATCGACCATAAAACAGAAGCACCAATTGAAGGTATGAGCTATCTTCTATACTGTATATCAGGGTCAGACCCGGAAATCCCAGTAACTTTAACTATAGTTCACAAATGTAGCTCTACTAAAAGAGGCCTTGCTGATTTAATTGGAGCACATGAGGTATCTCAGTGACTACGATAACGACGGTAATCCTATGAAAACTGAACAACAAGAACTCGATTCATTACTATATGATATTGATGGTAATTTCATCCCATTCCCAGACTTAGCATGCGTGACCTGTAATAAAACTCCTGCTGATGGAGAGTTTAGCCAATCGGGGTATATATCTGTGCCTATTTGTTTAGAAGGAGATTGTATTGATAAGGAAATAGCTAGAAGGAAAAGAGTAAAGGAGTATCTAGCAGATAAGCAAGTTCGTGGTGTGACAGTTCCACCAGTGCCAGTGTACAGTGAGAAATTAGATGAAAAATTTGACCCATTTTATGATGAGGTAAAGAAAATGAGAACTAGAATGATACTCCCACACACGTACATGTACCCAACTACTCAACAATTAATGGATGACTTAACGGCTATTGTTTTTGGTTCACATGAAAAAGCACTATATCAAAAGGATGTAGACTCCTCTCATGATTGGATGCTTGGCTCAGCTAATGATTGGTGGGCGACTTTACTAGGTGGAGTGGTGATAGTTGACAGTAGGTTACCGTTTCTAGAAAAGCATAGTGCTATTAGGGTTTTTCTAAAGTCTAAAGGAGCTGTAGAAGATGAAAAGTAAACTAACAGTAATTTATACTGCAACATGCGAATGTAATGAGGAGCTTACTGAGATATTTGCTCAATTTGGAGAGTATGAATGTCCGAAGTGTAAGTGTAAAGCTACAGTTGAAGAAGTGCCTATTTTCGGTGTCGTTGGAGGAACTCAACAAGTAAGATACGCTATAGGTCCTAACTCCAGGTACACTTATGGACCTTTTAATACGGTAGATAGATGTCTAGCTCTAACACCTAGTGATTTTATATTTTCAGTAGACGAAAATGAGGACATCATCACTATTCTATATAAAGCTGTAGAAAATCAATGGATCAAATGCTAGAGTGGCGGAATTGGTCTACGCGCTTGACTTAAAATCAAGTGGTTAATTACCGTGTGGGTTCGAGTCCCACCTCTAGCACCATAAAAACGAGATTTCTATGAAAAAGGATGGAATAAATGCTTAGGCACAAAGGTACATATACTGATCTAATCTCTAAGCTAAAACAAGTCGGCTGTAGAGATATAAAGAGATTTCCTATACCAGATGGATTCAAGTTTGAAACTGTTGCCGGGTTAGGACTGCGAATAAACATTAAATGGTACCCAAAATCAGGTACTCTAATGGTGCAGACTAACGGACAGAGGGGAAACCAATTGGTTAAAGCTAGTAGACTGGAACGGGATAGGATAGCTAGGGAGTTGCAGAAGCGGTCTTTAAGAGGTGTTAAAATGAAAGTAAGACAGAAATGTAGTCTAATAGATCATGACTAGATGGAAAAAAGAGATAGCTAAGCTGATGGGATTACCTCCTGAAGTAGCACTTTATAAGCTACGTATGGCTAAGGAGTGGAGAGTGAGGATGATATACAATAAGTGCGGCCCTACGGCTACAGGGTATAACCTTAATTATTTCAGTAGACAAGAACTAACAAAAGCATTTAATCAGGATGCTATTAGGCAATTAAGATTAACACTAGAGCGATGCGCATAGTAGACCCATACGGCCCTCAGCCCAATCGAGCTTTAATAGTCGGTGAAGCTCCAGGACATGAAGAAGCCCGTGAAGGTAGACCCTTTGTCGGGAAATCTGGCCGTGTACAAGAAAGGTATCTAAACCTTGGTAATAAGTCCTCAAGTAACATTCGCCTGGCTAATGTAGTAGGTGAATACCACCCAGGTAATCCTGATCCTATACCTGAAGCTATAAAGCAGTGGACTCCTATTCTACTAGCTGAAGTCCTCAAAACTAACCCTTGGATAATAATAGCCGTTGGTAAGTATGCGGTTAAATGGTTTCTAGGTGAGAAAGCTAATATGGAACTAGTCCATGGTATTCCACACGAAGCAGGTTGCTTTGACTCATCTAGAAAACCCCGTGGTAATGGGGCGGTAGTATTACCTGTTTATCATGTTGCCGCAGGGTTCCATAGTGAACGTATGCGAGCTATAAATATGGTTGACTACCAGGCTGTTTGTAAGTATTTAGATCTAGTATGTAAAGGTAAGTTTACTGTAAAGGATATCGTTAAAGATGAGTATGTTAACCCTATTAGAATAGACGTAGACGGGACGACATTCGCTAGTATTATCGATGGGTATGGATCTAGTGAAATAGGGCTAGATACAGAGGATGATCGAACCTGTCCATGGAGTATTCAAGTTAGTTGTGCTCCAGGTATGGGGATGGTTTTACAATATGAGCAGTCGGATTTTCAGGTAGGTATAGGTAAACTCCAGGAACTAGCTGATAAAGGGGTGAAATTCATCTGGCATAATCTTATGCATGATTTTAAGGTATGTCGAGTGATGGGGTTAGATTTATCTAAAGCTTTACTACATGATACAATGAGAGATCTATACATGCTCCGTACGGAAAAGTGGGCGTTGAAACCTGCTGTGTATCGCTGGTGTGGGGTGAAGAATGCTAAATCTTATATGGAAGTCGTAGGACCAGTTACTAAACTACTACGTGAACAATGGCTTGATGATATTATTACTATAGGACTTCTTGGGGATGATAAAGGTATTGGAGAGGAGCTAGGTGCATGGCCGAAGGTTGAACCGTATAAAACCTATGAAAATGATGGTATGATTAAAACACATAAGCCATGGCAGATTATACGGCAAGTGAAAATGATACTAAGGGATTCAATAGAGGGTAAGTGTAATAAGGATGGGGAACTAACAGATATAGCTGATAGGTGGGCGAAGAAACCTCAAGTAATAAAGGATATAGTTGAGAGGAGATTAGGTACCTTACCTATGGGGTTTTTGTCAGATGTACCATTAGATGAGGCTGTAGATTATGCTGGAGCGGATCCTGATTATACGTTGAGGTTGAAATTAGCGCTGGAGCCTGAGATAGAAAGGTTAGAGCTGGAGGATGTGCAACGTAAAGATATGCTTGCTATACCTATGTTTGAGGCTATGCAAGATCATGGGTTACCGGTGAGTAAATCAGCTTTAGAATTACTCTCACGACAAATGCAAAATCGGATGACAGTTACACAGACTAGACTGTCACACTGTTATTACAACGGAGAGCCTTTTAACCCGTCAGGTTCGAGTGATGATACTAGACTAATAATGGAAATGCATGGGCTTGAAGGGTTATTGATGACGAAGGGAGGAGTAAAGCATGATAAAAAGATGTCAACAAGTAAAGATAGTATCGGACATCTACGTTATGTTGAGGACATTGTAACGGATATCTTCTACTGGCGAGAGTGTTTACATGTAATGACTACAGATTGTACACAAGCATTGTGTAAGTGTACACTTGAGAATCAAGATCCTGTTGACTCAGATATTTATTATGTAAAGGCACAGATTTTACCAAGTACTGTTACTAGAAGACTAGCAGCTAGAGAACCGAATGTACTAGCTATTACAAAGCATGGGGATTTCGGTAAACTAGTTCGTAGATGCTATAGATCAGTTAAAGGTAAAGTGTGGCTGGAGATTGATCTATCACAGATAGAGGTAGCAGTAGCCGCTCATGTTTCACAGGATGAATTATTATGTAGTATCGTTAGAAGCGGATTAGATATGCATACTCAGACTGCTATGAAAGTATTTGGATTGAAGGAAGAAGAAGTAATTAAAAAGGTACATCGGTTACCATCTAAAACTACCTTTTTTGGATGGATGTTTGGACAAGGTTATAAAGCTTTACTACAGAAGTTTCTATCGTTAGGGTTAGAAGGGTATACTGAACGCAAAGTTAGAGCCTTTCAAGATAGATTCAAACAAGAGTTGTCAGGATTAGCAGATGCTATTAAACAATCCGAACTAGACGTCATGGAAACTGGTATAGTACGTTGCAGTTCAGGATTTATGCGGCATATCCCCGGTGTATGGTCAGAGGATGATTATATTCAAGCTGAATCGGCTAGATTCGCCTGGAGTCATATTGTGCAAGGTACGGCACAGGATATTCTACAAGGTGGAATGATTTATATTTGGCCGAGATTGTTGAGATTAAAGGAACAAGGTTATGGAGTGTGGCCGATATTAAGTATTCATGATTCGTTACTGTTTTTGGTTAATGATGATGAGGAAACTAAATCTAAGGTGTGGGATTTAGTGCATAGTGGAATGACTGAACATCATGGGGTGGATATGGGGGATATACCAGTGAGAGCTGAGGGAGCGTTTGGGCATAGTTGGGTGGAGTTGTAAATCCAAAACAAAGGAGTAAAGCGATGACAATAGATGAGATAATTTTCAAGGCAATAGCTAATATGTTATCTAAAGAAGTTCCTGAAGTTGGGGATATTGTAGCGTATAGGGGGGTTAGGGCTAGGTCACGAGTTAATACATATAAATGTAAATACTGCTACAATAGAGTTAGAGGGAGTAGAAGAAGAAGTAGATATTTCAACTTTATTCAATGTGAATAGTGTCAGAAGTGAAGCACTTAGAATTAAAGCATTACTTTGTTGCTTTAATTCGAACTAAGGGAGTAACTAATGAGTAAAGTATCACTCGACGACATGTTCCCTGGTACGACTGAACGATTGTTAAATACCAGTTCAATTAGCTTTGAGCTCAAAAAGTGGTTAATACGTCCACCACGAGATATCGATGGACAGGTAATACCTTTTCAACAACAGGAGATAGATGATGATGACCCTAAAGATCTACGTAGCTAGTTTATTTGCCCTCACAGGTATTATAGCTCGTACGGAGTACCATAAAGAGGATGCTTACGATGTATGGGAAAGTGTTAGCCGACAAGCAATAGAAGCGGGTAAACATTTTACAGTGGTATGGGAAGGTAGGGCTAAATGAATCCCGTAAATTTTCCACAGGTGAATAGCTTACTTTACGGCGGTTCGGCTGATAGGTTCAATACTGGAGCTGATGTGTCAGATTTACAAGTTTCTAAAGTAGATAATGAGATTATCTCTTGTTGGAAAGCTAGCTGGTGGGAGAGGTTGAGTATTTTAATCTACGGTAGGGTATGGCTAAGAGTGGCAGCTAGTAATACTCATTCGCCGGTGTGTATTCAAGGGGTTAACCCCTGGAAAGGAGTTAAATAATGTTAATGAAATGTGGCTGTATAGCACAAGGTAAAACAAGTAACGATAAGTCTATATGTATAACTCATATGGAAAAAATTCCTATGGAGGATCCACCAGATCTATCTGAAAGGGTTGCAAGGTGTGAGCAAAAGTGCAAGTCAGTACAGTCTAGCCCCGATTTACCATTTTTTGTCTATCAACCGGATAGGGAATTTGATACCTACTACTGTGGTTGTCGTGGCTGGAATTAGATGACAGTTCAAGAAATATTCCATTATGGTAGATTTTGTACTGTACGCGATGCGGCATCGATATTTAATCCTTATTCAGCTTATACCACAGAAGCACTAACATGGACACTAGGGTGGATGAAAGGTAGGTGGGAAATAACAACGCTGGAAGGAAGGAAGAAGTGAGTGGAGTTCAATTTACAGTACTAACTAGACCTAGAATGACGATCAAAAACCTTATTCAAATCTGTCATAACCGTTCTATGGATAGAGGTTGGTGGGAGTCAACTCTAGAAAATCCCCTAGAAATATGTACCAAGCTATGCCTAATTCATTCAGAAGTATCTGAAGCTATGGAGGGGTATAGAAAAGGGTTAATGGATGATAAGCTACCTAATCGTTCTATGATCGAGGTAGAATTAGCAGATGCTATAATACGTATCTGTGACTTAGCAGGGTTTTTGAAGTTGGATCTATCAGGGGCGATTGAAGAAAAGTTAAAGTTTAATCTCACTAGGAAGGATCACGACGCCAAGGTACGAGAAGAAAGGCACGGGAAAAGGTTCTAATATGACACCTGAACAAATTCTAGTAGTAGCCCACCTTGAACGTTTATTTCTAGGGTCGAAAGATCTATTATGGGTAGGTTGTGTATTCCATGGTGAATACCAAATATTCTCTAGAAGTAAACGTGGACATGCTGTATTCATGTCAGATGCCGCCGATAGGTTAATGGAACTATGGAAAGTAGGTATTATTGAACCGTTATGGTTTAGGCCGTCGCATAGTAGGTGTGGGTTTTTAGGGCTGACATCACACGGGGTAAACTCCTATGGGATAAATGGTAATGATAAAGATAAACCTAACTGTGAAGTAGCAGCAGATTGGACGTGGGAAGTGAAAGTGGATTGTACAAAATGGACAAAGGAGATGAGTGATGAGCTTGGATAGATTCATCTATACTCGAATAATAATGACGTTGGTTTTCTGTTCAATTATATCTGCACTTGAACTGTTGGAAGAGATACCTGATCTACTTAATTTTGTTGAAAAGAACCCCCCCTACCTGTGATAAGAAAATGGTTACAATAACTAAAAGGGAAATGAATGATGCCATCTATGAAGCTAGATGAAGTAGGTATAACTAAATGGGTAGAATTAGGCGGTACAAAGGAAGGATATAGAAAGGTATTGAAAATAGCTTGTGCAAGAGCAAGTTTAGACTACGCTGAGGAGGAAATACTAACAGACGAAGTTCACGATAGAACAATGTACTACATATCCATTTCTAACTTGGAGTAACCCTAATGAGATGTGTGTGGTGTGGAGTGCCTTGTGATAAGAACGGTATTCCGATGGGAGACGATGCCCCACACGTAAATGGACAATGCTGTCCGAATGAGGATACTTATATTCAGGTTTCTAGAGAAATGGCTCTAGACGCTCAGGATACTAGTCTTGAGGGTGAATGGATAAAGTGGTAATAGCTGAAATGAACATCGAATACTTCAAGACATCTGAGTATGCTACATGGTTAACGCTACAACCAACCTTATTACAAAAGGCTAAGGAGCTAGCTACTAATACATTTACAGGTAACGAAGACTTCTATCTATATTTCTGTGACATGGTAGCTTTTGAGTTACAGCCATTCGGTGTAATTTGTCAAGCTGCTGGGATGTTACATGATATAATTCATCTGGTACCTAGTACAAGTAGTGCTGTAAATAGTCTATCCCCTGATCTATGGGCTATTGTTGATGTGTGTACTGATAAGTCACGGAGTTCAAAGTTAGGGGATGAAGTTAGATCAGGTAATTTCTATCAAAGGTTTAAGGAGCTACAGGGACCAGAGATTAAAGTAGAAGTAGCGTATAGAATGTGTACGATTAGGAGTATTTACGAGCAGGGGTGGAAGGATGAGCTACAAGCTTATCAAAAGGAGCATAGGATGTTTAAGAAGACGTTATACCATAGGGGGGTATGTGATGGATATTGGGAGATAATGGAGAGGTGCTTCGCTAAAGGACTAATAAATGCAAAACCGTAACTGCAACCTTTCACCTAGGCAATTATCTGGTACAGCCCATTTCACCTGGATGTATAGTGAAGTATTTTTTCTAGAGCTAGAAGACGGTGATTGTGCTATCTGGTCTAGTAGGATGTACCCTAAGGGTAATGGGTCGTTATTGTTAACTGACTACACATATGAAACTTATTGTAAAGAGAAAGGTATAAGGGTAAACACATGGGGTAGAGATAAAGGGGAACATCGTATATTGGATTATCTCTCTAGGGAGGATTAAAATGAAAGTCATCATAGCTGGTTCACGTACTGTAGATAACTACGATCTAGTTTGTGGTAGAGTTATCAAGTCTGGGTTTAATATAACTGAGGTAGTAAGTGGAAAAGGTAAAGGTGTAGGTGAACTAGGTATACTATGGGCGAAGCGTAATGAGATATTATTCTCTTTACATCCACTTGATTATGATCGATATGGGAATCAGGCTAGAATAGTTAGGAATATCAAAATGGCTGAATATGTAGGTGTGGATGGAGGACTGATAGCTATAACTAATGGAGATGAGGATACCGAAAGTATGATAGGTGAAGCAATTAGGATAGGATTAGCGATTCACTATTGTTTTGTGAGGAGGTTGTACTATGAGCATGTGTAAATATCAAAGATGGATAGAGGAAAATGTAACTGAATCATATGGAATGTGTAAAGAAGTCACACTATCTATGTCTAAAGAATTCCCGGAACTAATACGTATACGGGGACATTATTATGACTACTTATGGGGAGAGAGACAACACTGGTGGCTAGAAACCACTCTAGGAGTAAGGATAGATCCTACAAAAGATCAATTTCCAAGTAAAGGTACAGCTGAATATGTTCCATGGGTTGAGGGTAGTCAAGAGCCAACTGGAAAATGCCCTAATTGTGGAGACCTTATTTATGATGGAGGGTATACACATGAGGAATGTCATGAAGAATTTGCTAGAGTATGTATGGGAGGATCACTGTGAAAATGTTTAACCGTAAGCCCCAAGATAAGCTACTAGTAGTACCCTACTCCAAGCTAGATAAGGTCGAACGAAAGTACCTAATAGACCGTAACCATTTCTACGGTGAAGATCATCAGGATGTATTATATTGTTACGGTCGTCCTTTTGCGATTATAGGAGCTACTAAGGATCCTCCATATGTATGTGAGGTGTGTCATACTAATTCTCAGGAAGTGTTTAAATGCTCGACGTGTAAAGGGATTTACTGGGGACATGAGCGGTGTATTGTAGGTAGGTCTAAGGAACTATTTGATAGCGATAATATAACTGATTGTATGTATTTTGGAATGCTGTTCACTGAGGAATCATTAGGGTTTAATTCTACGACGCTGCAATCCATGCAGACTTTTGAGGATGTTAACTCTAGAGCTAAACCAAGGGATTTTCTATTCGTGGCACATTTACACGGGGCGAGTAAGAAACAAAATGTTGATGATATTACATTAACGTTTAGAGATGGAAGTAAGCATTTCCAGGAAGTGGTAGATGAAGATTACTATACAAAGAAGGTCTTTACTTATGAGTGATAACAGCTGTAAACATAAAGGCTGCTATAAAGATATCACCTGCACACTTGGATACATAGATAAACGAGAGTGCAAACATTTTCAATCTGGTTATCTAGAGGTTTCACTCACACCTATTAGTTTTCGATTAGAAGATAATAGGCCTGTTTATCGTAGAGAGGATGTTGTAAGAGAGGGGCTGAAATTATCTATTTCTAGTGGTACTGATGTAAGAAGTCTATGTAAACCTATTAAATAGGGATTATTACCATATGTCACATTCATCATGGAAACCCTCTCAAATATGCTTTCACCCCGTCAAAATAGATCAAAAACAGCCTTGACATGAACAGGGTGGGGTATTAGACTCGATTTCTGGCTGGTCACAGCACCGTAGGATCTCTCCTACCCGACCTGAGTACAGGGGGGGCCAGAGTAGCTTTTCAAGTTGAACGTAAAGAAGGAGTAAACGTGAACAGCACAACTGATGGTATAGGTGAGATCTTTACTAGTGGAGAGTCACCAACTAAACTAAAGTCAAGAGTCCAAAGGCTTAGAGAATTACAAGACGAGCTGGCCAAATTACTAGTATCGCCTTCCCCCAATCCAGAAGATGAAGGAACAGTAGGTAATACAGAAATAAAAGATGCAATGGTTAATATTGGTACAGCAATAACTGAAATACTCATTCAAAGTAACATAGAGAGGTACTAGATAATGGACGCCATAGTAAAAGAAACCAAAAAACTTGATGAACTTGATCAACTTATAGATGAATTCAGAAGTAGAACTAATGACCCCTTACGCAAATCCCTATCTACAGGTGAAATGCGACTGGCCTATTTATCATTTATACTCTGCACAACCATGATTGTGTTTGATCTATCCTCACCGGGACAATTAACTATACTGGAATACGCACTCTATGCAGTTGGGGCGATTTTCTTCGGGCGAAGTGGGGTTAAGGTTAGTGAGATTGTTACAAGGAATAAGAAATGATTAAGATACCTAATCAGTATAGATTCGAGTCGCGGCTACTTAAAATGTATTATACAAAGGGGATGTTCTGGTTGAGAGTTTTTGAGATTGGATTATGGTTTGCTTCATATCGTGTACATCCTCCTTTATTCTCAGAGAGAAATGGGTTTGTACATACATTATCATTAGGTAAATGGAGAGTAAAAACTCTGCCTTTTTGGGAGAATCAGAAAAAAATAAGTCAATTTAGTCGCGCGAGTAAACTAGTTTAAATACGAGGAGTAAAGGTAAACACTGTTTATAGGTCATATAGTGAGTGCCACAATATAGATCTAATCGTAACAGAGAGTGAAGACCATTATGAAAAAATCGTTTTAGCTACTGAGGTCTGTACACAATTAAAATTTACTAGTCGTGAGGATAGAATAATGATTTTTCATGCAATAGCTTATGGTGCACGTAAGGGATCGCTTCAAGTTGATGATGGTTTTGATGATCTATTCAGGATGTAGCAAAAAAGTCACGACCCAAAGAAGTTAACTCTACTCAGTACCCTACTGGCAATACTGCCATAATTTGTTCAAGGAGAAGTCATTCATGAAAATCAAGAAAGTAAACATTAACCCAACGTCGAAAAAAGATCACCCTCTGCAAAAGGTTGCTGAAGGACTTACTGAGTTAACCGGCAATGAAGGTCTTAGAATTAGCAACTTATCTGGAGAGTATTCGTATACCAACGCTGAAACACTTCGTAGAGAGCTTGAAAAATTAACAACTTACGCCTTGAATGTTATACCTGGGGATAGGGCTAGAACTACTCACTCATGGATTGTCTATAAGCTTGAGAAGGGTATAAGTGATGGAGAATCGCCAGAAATAGGTAGCGATGACTAGCACGGTTCAATATCTGAAGGTCTACCAGAAGATACTAAAAAAGTTATTGACGCTTTAGACCGTGTTTTAAGTAAAGGAATAGAAGCATTATGACCTCCAAAGAAATAATACAACAGTTAGCTACACTAGGCTTAAAAAAGCACGGTGACAAGGCTACTCTTGAAGACTATTTACTTACAGCTCAAAAGATGGACATTCCCTCTAGCTCTAAAATAATAGAAATTCATGCCGAGATACCCACAGAAACTCAGCTAGAAATCCAAACCATTACTGAGATCTCAAAAGCGTTCCCCGCGATACAATCCCAAACTGATCTAGAAATAGCTGTCGAGTTACGATTTAACCGAATCGCTCTTGCAAAAGATCTAATTAGTAGACTACTACAAATCGATCAACAAGAAATTGAGATACAGTTAGCAAGGAATAGTTTTAATAAATCAAAAGAGTATATGCAACGATTGCTTGAACCCCTAGAGCAAGCTGATGAAGCTATAAATCAACGTATGATTGAGTATGAACAGATTAACCAACAACAACAAACTAAGCAAAGAGATAACCTTTTAACAATGATGGTTGAACAGAGTGAAAAAGATATTTTAGAAAAAGCTGAACAGTTGATAGAAGATGGTAAAATCTCAGAAGCTACAAAGTTACTAGACACATTAGACGATGAAGTTAGCAATACTAATGATGCTTTAGAGCTTGTACTTCCAAAGGATAAAAAGGTTAAAACTAAAGTAGAAGGGGCTACATTTACTAGTGGGTGGGATTGGAAGCTAAATGATATCAAAAAGGTTAAGTCTAAGTACTTACGTCCACAAGTTGAAAACAAGGGTGAAATTAGAAAGGTTGTTAC